AAAAAGGATCTAAACCTTTCTTTTTCCGATACTGATTCGTCTGGATCTCAGAGCGACTTAACTGCCTCGGTGCCTTCTTCAAAATCTTGGTTTGGAAAGTGGTCAATCCCTTTTTTATCGCGGGACGAAAAACCCTCAACAACAGGTCTGCAAGAGGTTTCGCTAGGAGTGCAGATCCCGTAGCAACTGTTGCTATGACTGCGGTAGTACTCACTGTCTGAACGTCTGGTAATAGTGCTTCTAGTGGTGGTATATCCTCATACAATGTCACACAGATTTCCTTATTAGTTACAGGGTCAATCTGTTTTTCAAAACCTGATACTTTCTCTTCCTTGTTCTGTGCTATGTCACCTATTCTAGGTGCATTTGGTCCAGGGCAGGGAAGTTCTTCGTTTGTGGGTGGTATATCTGGTGCTTCTACTTCTGGTGTCTCTGGTGGGGGTGGTGCATCTACCACAGGTGTCTCTATATCTCTCGTTATTATTAAATTCTCTGGTGTATAGTCCATCGCATCAAAGGATGGCATACCAGCGTCACAATATACCTTTGCTCCGTCCTCATCATCCTTGACTAAGTTATCATTTGGGTTCTGTGGTTTACTTTCTGGGTGTGCTTCTACACATCCAGGCATTAGAATCAGAGGTACACCAACTGGTACCGTTACTGGGTTATAAAATGGCAATGCCCCTGGTGTCACGCTATATCTTTGCGTGATCGGGGGCAATGTTATGTCAAATACATTGACATCGTTTATATTAATCGGTTGTATCAGGGTCACATGCTTCACTCCATTCAGTCGCTATCTGACCACCTATGTCAGCACCTTTATCAGCAGCACCTAGTGCTACAAGACCTCCTAGAACTGGACCTACNAATGGTACANNNACTACCTNTGCACCAGCAGCAGTACCAACAGCAGCACCTACTACCTTGCCTGTCTGTTCACCACCACCTTCTGCCTTGATGCATGCTACGTTGAGTGCATTTGCTTCTGCCATGCCTAGTACACCTAAATGGGTCTTACCATCCATTGTATACTCATCTACAACAGTCTTTTCTGTTTTCTTTGTTAGACCTTTAACGATAGTTGATGTGCTCTTGACCATAGTCTTAGGGTCATTCGCTTGATAACTTACCTTATACCCATCCTTAGATGCTGATATAGCATATGATGTATATGGTCCTACTGGTGGACTGATAAGTGGTATCTGGTCTTTAACTCCGACTCGTGATACGAGGAGTGCAATCATACCTATATGTGAGAGTCCTACTAGACCACCCACTGTCGCTATAAGTATGTTTCTGCTCTTCATTTTAGTGGTAAAGCGGGTCCAGAGAAGTCGGGTAGAGCATCTGGAACCATGTCAGGTAACGAACCAGACACTGCACCGAGTGCTGCTCCTGTTACTTTTGTTTTAATGTTGTCAATGATTGCATCCTTACGGATGAATACATATCCACCGAGTCCTACGACTGAAAGTGACACCACACCACCAAAAATGGCGATAGCATTAACGAGTTTTTGCATTACTTTTTACCTTCTGTTTGCATGTACTTGCATGTTGTTCCTTTGGGTGAGTCACCATTCTTTTTGGACGTGGCGACACCGAAAGTGGCAAGTGTTCCTGTGAAAACGCTGGCTATGAAAGTGGGATCGATGTTTGTCTTTGCAAGTCCTGGGACCTGTAAGTAATTAATTGTGAGGATCGCAGCGGACCATCCTAGAATCACCAGACGGACCAGTGTTGCAACTGCATCGTCGTCTCTCTCATGCTTAACTATTTTCTGTTCTGGTTGTACGACCTCTGTCTTCGCTGTTGACATAAGATAGAGGGGGTAGCACCTTTATTTAGACAATTTATCATTTCCAATATACATTTCTTCAATTCCTTTCTTAGAGAATAATTCTTTTGCTTCCCACATCTTAGATGCTATTGGTTTACCACCCATATTCAGTGATGTATTGAGTAAAACAGAGTCACCTGTCAGTTCTTTGTACTTACGAAGCAACTTAGCGAAAGAATCATCACCCTCCACTGTTTGTATGCGGCTACTGCCATCTACATGTGTCACAGACAACAATTCTTCGTCGTGAACGTATGCACATGTGTTCATATATGGACTCTTACCCTTAAACTCGAAGTATTTTTGTGTATCTTCCAGTAGTACCGCAGCACCGAAGGGTCGGAAGTGTTCTCTATGTTTAACCTTACTGTTCAATTCGTTCTTAGCGTTCGGTAATCTGGGGTTTACAAGGATAGAACGGTGTCCTAGTGCTCTTGGACCTATCTCACCATGACCTTGGTACCAACCAACAATTTTACCCTGTGCAAGTGACTCTGCTGCCTCTGTAATGGTCTTATCAGTGGGTTCTTCGGGTGCTTCATCGTCCTGCCAGAAGGGGAACCCAGTAGTATCGAAGGGTTCTTCATGNAACTTCTGTCTTAAAAATTCTACTGCACCTAATGATAGTCCACAATCGTTAGCATGAGGTGGAATTCGTACATCTATGCCTGATTCATGCAGTTTTCCATTGAATACAGAGTTTTGTGCTACACCACCAGTGTAGGTCACAGGTCCATCACCAGTGCGACTCATGTACTCTACCAGTTTGTCACCAGTTATCTCATGTACAGTGCGTAACCAGTTAATATCGAACTCATTATCCCATTTTCTGATCCATGAATCATAGTTCCAGATCTTTTTGATCTCTTCAATACTATACTGATCCATCAGGTTATAGTAGTTGGGTTCATTCATGCCATATGACTGCAATCCCATCACTTTTCCTGCTAAATCTAGTCCCCACTCGTCTGCTGTGAACCCACAAGTCCTACCCACATATGCCATTTCAACACCGATAGAACCAGTCTTCTTGACACTGTGTGAACTCTTCAATTTACCGTTCAAATACAGTGAATGTGACCTATCATTGTTCCCAAACCCATCAAACACATAGTTTACCTTGGGTATGTCACCAAGCATCCATGTGCTCAACACATGTGCCCAGTGGTGGTCGACTGCATACGTCTTACATGGCAGTCCTAAGTCTAAATCTCTATAATTTTCGTTCTCTGCGAAGCAAATCTTGTCTGTGATCATAGCAATAGCATCTATGTCACTTAATTTTACACCCCAAGAATCTAGCACATCTGACCACTGCCAAATGTTGTCGTATCCATGATGTTTAATGCCGAAAAGACGCTCAGTTGCACAATACTTTACTGTTTTACCATCAGTATATGTAATGTTGGAATCATGATCATCAATTCTTAATCCTAAGAATTTCAATGTCTGTCGTATTCAGTTCGTTTATGTTTTTTGTACACCTTTTTTAGTGCTTTTCGCTCTATTTTGAGGTGTTGGTATGCCTCTTCTGCTTCTAACTTCTTCCCCATCACCATTGCATGAAGTGCTTCTACTCTCTTAGCGTAGAGGTAAAATGCTGATTCAAGATTGGTTGACTGAGAGTACATTAATGTGAAGTTTCAAGGTCTGCTGTCTCGTTACCTTTCAATCTGATGTAAGATAACTCATCGTTGTAGGAGTGCATGATCTTTTCCCATATCATAAAGAAATCATCCTCTTCTAGGTTCTTAAAAATAGGTCGATCTTTCCAATATATGTGATATGTGTGCATTTGCATACTTGTAAACAAATAATTTTAACATGCTTACATTATATAGTCAACCTACTCTCCCAGGGTGTGTACCACTGGTTTCTCATGCATCAATACCTTGTATAATTTAGGTACAGAAGCACAAGATACAGGTATAAATTCAGACTCACTATCGAATCCTTCATACCTCTGTGACTGGTTGATTACAATAGACCCTGACTCACCTGATTTAGACCTATGATAGGTCATTTTAGGTATCATTAGGGCACCACTAGCACGATTGAGGTGTACTATGTGGTATGGATATTTCCAGTCAAAGTTTACTAACTCGAACTGTCTCTCTCCTGATACAACTCTGTTGTAATCGTCCTGATATTTGTGAATATAGAACTGTTTTGCACCTACCATGTCGTCAGGTGGTGATGTAGCAGGACCATCATGTATCACTAAGTCAGATGCATTAGATTCTTCTACCGAAATGTCATAAAATATGACATCTTGGGTCTCTCTGAACACCCGATGCTTCTTAAAATGGACTTCGCTCATTGTAGTTTATCTCCATGTCATCGAGTCCTTTGACCTCTGATGGAGTTGTTTTAATTGTTGCCTTTATCTTAGCATCTTCTTCCCATTTTTGCAATATTTCCTCTGCCTGTGCGTCAACACTTGTCATTTCCATGTCAACCTTACCTTCTATCCATTTCTCTTTTAACCACTCTATAAGTGCCTGTGCTAAAAAAGAGATAGGAAAGCGTTGTTTGCTTGCCCACCTCTCATATTTGACGTACCATGGTTCTTTCCCTGGTCCAAATGTTTTGTGAAACTTTATCTCCATTTAGATAGTGCTTTTACGTCTGCTAATTTTGCTGTCTCTATCTCATCGCTCTCATCAGCATGTGTATGGTGTGTGACTTCTCTTAATGTTTTAAGATACTTTAACACATGTTCTCGGATCTCCATTAACTCATCGAAACACCCTTGATTATGTGCACAACCCCTGAGTTTGTGGTCTGGTGCCAATACTGACTCTTCAAATAGTGTCAGTGCTCGATCATATTTGATCTCTGGTGTTTCTTTTCCGATCATACCTTTGCCTTCTCGATTAGATACTTTTCTTTTGCTCCTGCTTTTTCAGCAGCATAGAGTGCAAATGATTTAGTAGCAACTAATGACAGTATATGTTTGATATTGTTACTATCATTCTCATCAAGTGGTCCTGCAATGCCAGAAAGAGCAGCACCAACGAAGGTTAGTTCTGCCATTACGACAATAAAGATTAACTTCAATGCCCAGTTTCCTGTTTCAAAGAACCTTTTGATTTGTTTTACTGCAAATTCTTTCATGTTTCTGCTACTACTTTCTTTTTACCTATGTTGTACTTGGATTCAAGAATCCAGTCTGCCTTGTCTTTGTATGATAGTACCTTGATTTGATTCAATGGTGCTACCTCTGTTAAATCTTCTGCTTGGAAGTCTACTAACCCCCAATCAAATAGTAACTTAGCAATTCTGTTACGTCTTTCAACATCATTCTTAGTGATGTTTGCTGGTTTCCCATCTAACGCAAACAGTTCTTTAAAGTGTACTATATAATACTTGCCTTTTTTGTGTAATATGTGACAGGATTGATATAGTTTGTGGTCTTTTCTTGACGCTACACCGATACGAGTAAGGGTCTCGCGGACTTTTAGGAAGTCATCAGGTTCCTTCAAAGTCACTTCTAACATCATATCCTGAGACCATGAGATCTCATCAGTCATTTTTTTCCTCCAACATTTAGTTTCGCTTTGATGACTTCAAGTTGACCCTTGCTCAGTAGTTTCAATGCATCTTGTGCCTTGTCGGTACTATATCCGTAGAACTTTTTCACAAGTTCTAGGTCATTATCTGTCGATTTTTTATTCCAGGGAGAAAACCTCTTCGATTTCCTAATACTATATAGATAAAAATTATATTGAAGATCGTTGTCTAAGTCATAATATCTGTTCATCTCATTACTGTACATAATACAGTCAATATAGTCAGACATACACTTGTTTATTACAAACTTTGGGTACTTCTTCATGGCACGTTCATCCTGTTCAACGTTGCCTTGTTTTAAGTTTATGCCATTGAGATATGTGGTGAGAGAATATTCAAATTTATCCATAAAGTAGTTCTTCTAGGGTGTTTTGAGGTTGATCGTAGTTTGTTATCAGCAGTTCTGCCTTCTTAGTGTTGTCAGGTCTGTGTTGCATACCATATGTCATGGAGAAGTATCTCTGGTTGTAGTCCTTAAACATTTCTTCGATCTCATCGTCAATGTTATAGGTTATCATCCACTTACCTTCTGCATCTTTACAATCCTCTGCAAACTTAACATGATCAAACTCCTTATGCAACCCTGCATCACGTCCATATAGGTATGATCCTATCTTATATGGTGGATCTAGGAACTGAAATATGTTTTCACCTTCTTCTTGTAAACATTCAGTGTAATCAAGACATGTGATCTCCCATTTAGATATGACTTCTTGATACTTTTTGAGGTTATTTGCACCTCTCAGGGTGAAGTTCTGCTTTGATGCTGACTGTGAGAAGGAGGAGTTCTCTGTCAGTCCTGAGTAACTACACTTGTTAAGCACCCAAAATAGAACTGCCTGTCTAAAACTGTCTGCTGTCTGTATTTCTACCTTACTTTTATCAAATAGTTCTCTGGCAAGGTCGGGTGTAGGGTGGTCTTGTTTGATAGCATAACAGGTGTCACTCAACTCATCACCTCTGTCTCTTAAATTGATCCAGAAATGGTACAAAGGGGTGTATAAATCATTGATCCACACTGGTACATCAGGGTGTAACTGACTGAAATATAATGCTACTGAACCACCACCTACGAATGGTTCTCTGAACTCCTCTATATCAGCAGGAAACCAGTCATATAGACGTACACATGCCCTTGATTTACCACCTGGGTATCTGAGTGGAGTTTTTAATAATCTCATAATACGTTTATCCTCGCCATTGGTACACCTTGTGGTCCTGCATTGACAGCACCATGAGGTAATGAGTTAAAAGACATAGACCACCTGTCTTTTTTGCCTGCATGTGGGTCACTGTAATGTCTTAACCACCCAGGAAATATAACAAGTTTCCCTGGTTCTGCTTTTATCCTCTCAAATGGACCATCAAAGTAGTCTCTGGTAATTTCTAGTGTGTCTAGGTTACGAATGTCTACTGGGTCTTGGAAGATAGTATCACTACCCTCTGTAAAATAGAATACACCAGACAAATATGAGTAATTATGTCGGTGTAAAGGGTGTCCTACACCTGATCCTGCGGGTGCAAAGTTTGCCCATGCGAGTGAGATTTTAAGTGCTTCTGCTTGTAGTGCAAGATCACATCTAATATAGTCTAAACAGTCCTCAAAGAACCCACATAGAGGTTTCATGGGTTCTTCTTTGTGTATGTCTCCACGACTTGTCCTAACACCCGCAGGAAAATTATACATTGCCATTTCCAGAGTCTTTGCAAACTCATGTGCCTGATGCATCATTTCCATATCCTCCCCTTCTAGTCTAAATTCATAGACTGTTGTAGGAAATAAATCATGCTTCTTGATCGTCATCGTCCCACTTCTTTGGTGAATGATATACTAAAACAAACGCATCACATTTAGGACACGATAGGTTAGTAACTATATTGTATTCTTCATTGCAGTAGTCCTCACCATCGTGATCACCACCCCAAATCAGTTCGGTATTACAGTGCCAACAGTTCATTGAAATTCACACCTCATCATTAGTTCTGTCATGAATGCAACCAGATTAATTTCCTGATCCATAACAAAGTTTGCTTTGTATTGATACTCACCCATGATGAGAACCGCTTCGGGTATACTCTTTGGTTTCATGTAAGTGTACATGGTATCGTATACCTTCCTCATAATTATCTGAGGTTCATTATCTAGGTTCTGAACAACCCACTTCTTCATGTTTGTAAACTCTCTCTTTTTGAGATAGGTTACCAGATCAGATACTGCCAGATCTGCACCACTACCAAGAATCCCAGTATCAATTTTGCCTTTACTAGAATACTTCTGTAATTCATTTAATGTTCTCCTAAAATCTGGAAAGTATTTCTGTATGATTAGTGCTACAACTTTCTTTTCATACTCAATCTTGTTGATATCTAGTATTGTTTTGACTCTATCAAAGAAAGATGCTGCCATTTGTGCTCTCTCTTTTCCTTTGACATTGAAATCTACAACAGAACAACGTGAGTGAATAGGATCGATGATCCTGTTCTTGTAGTTGCATGTAAATATAAATCTACAAGCATTCTGGAACTCTTCAATATTACCACGCAATAACATTTGTACATCAGGTGTACAATTATCTGCCTCATCTATAATTATAACTTTGTGCTTTGCTTTTGATGTAAGAGAAACACTAGCAGCAAATGACTTTGCTTGATTTCTTACAGTATCTAAGAATCTACCTTCATCAGATCCATTGATAACAAAGAAATCTGCTTCTAGTTCATTACATAATGCCTTAGCAATAGTTGTCTTACCTATGCCTGCGGGTCCTGCTAGGAGAAGATTAGGTATCTCTCCTTGTTCAACAAAACCTTCAAACATTTGAGACGTATTCTCAGGAAGAATACACTCTCTCACATTGGCGGGACGATATCTCTCGACCCACAAAAAATCATTCATAATAAAATTAAACCCAGTTAGGTTTACGATCAGGTTTCCTCAGATAATTATTGCATACCCAAGGTTTAGATGCAACATAACGTTTGTATGCATCAAATGTAGAAATAGATTTGTCATGCTTGAACTCATCGTACATAGCACGAGCAAATGGTGTAGGACCTAGATCTTTCTTAGGAAAGATTTGGTCTGCTACAAGTATTGTATCATGACAAGTATGTCTTTTACCATACCTGTGTGTATATTCCTCACATAAGGCAAGACCATGGTCAATTAACCACCGCCAGTTTTTCTGTGCCCACTGTGTGCAAGGATGATTACGAAAGGCACCCTTCTCGGTCTTGTATGGTTGACCATCAGCACGAGGTAGAGTGCCAAAAGAATGACCCCATTCCTCTGATGCTACGATTGATAGCATTTGACAGGTTTCTAGGGGCATNTTGACAATNTGTTTGTCAGGTAAAGATTGTGCAGACTTAACAGGGTCTGGATCTGTAACAAANATGTTCATTCGTTAGACCTCCATTGCTTTCTCATGTTAACATATGTTTCATTTTTTGCAACCATGTCTCTAACTTTCTTAAATATTCTAGCAGACTTAGCAAACTTATTAGTCATATGATCTGGTTCTTGGGGTTTGACGTTATGATTCTCATCATATTTGTTGCCATCTTTATGATTAGCATAACGTCTTGATCTAGTAAAACCCATTTCCAAAAACTTACGACACATATCCATACCTATGAAGTCTTCCTCTTCTAGGTAATCTAGATACATGTCGAAGATAGTATGTGCAGACATCATTGCTATCTTTGGTGTCTTAAACCTCCAATGAGCACATATATCATTAGTATAAGGGCGAACCAAAAGGACTCCCTGTTCTCCTCTTCCAATACGATAAAGTTTACGAGTCTCCTCGTCCGTAAAATCAAGTGATTTATAATCGAGGTCATAATCAAACTCTTTCATTAATGTGGATTATAGTAAGTGAGGATTAAAAATACTATGAATATAATAACTAGAAAAATTAGACCGTACAACATCAATACTCCGAATCAGGTTCAAGGGCAACAAGTAATTCAAGATTAGTTAATTCTTTCTTTGCTGTTGATTTTATTATAGCAGATAGTTTAGCAACTTTGCTAGTGAATAGTTCAACGTTATAACCTGATACAATATTTGATTTACCACCTAGTGTAGGGCATACAATTCTAAGGTTCTCAGTCTTAACACAGAAACAGAACTCTTTATCTGATGCTCCTAGATCAACTGTAAATACATTAGATGATGAGTTACGTTTGTCTGTAACCATTGCACTTAGATTACCACTGTCTGCTACGAAACAAATGTCTGGGAGACTGTATGTTGCAGCAGCATTGAACATTTTCTGGAAGTCTGCATACTCAATACTTACTTTCTGTACTGGGTCACCTAGGTTAGCAAGTTTATCAGGAGGAGCAGTAATCATTCTCTCGTCAGCATAGTAATACTTCATCTTACTACGTCCGTGACTGATATTAACTAGGTTCTCTTGGAAGTCTACATCACTCTTCAATCTCTCTCCACCTGATACAATGTTCATAGTGTTTAAGAAGACGTGTAGATCATAGATCGGTGCCTTTACTGGTATGTTTAGAGTGTTAAAGTCTGCCACTCCCATAATATTTTTGTTGTTAGAGATTGTAGATACTCTCTGACCAGGTTTCAAAAGTATAGAAGGATTAATAAGTTTAAAGATATTAAAGACTTCTAGTTGTTCATCAGAAATTTTCATAGATTCAGTGATCATTATCAAAGTTGGAGAAGTGGTACAGTAATATAGCATAGTGCATGACTTTCAATAAGTCCTGCTTGTTCTTGCCATTTTTCTTGCCAAACCTAGCAGCATATTTTATGATGTTAGATTGACAAAAGTCAGACACAGTACCTATGGACTCTAAGAGGTCTAAGGTCTGTGTCTTGTCTTGATCATCCCCTACATAATGTCCTTGGTATGTCTTGTCGACATACTCTTGGACAATTTTTAGGGTCTCGTTTTCACGATATTTGTTCATAGATCTATCTTAGCAGATAAATTAGTCTGCGTCAACTTCGAGTGGTGTATCTCCTAGATCAACCTTAGCATCTATCTTAGAATATAATTCTAGGAATGCTGCCTTTGTCTCGTCGTCGAATCTGTTTAAGCAAAGTTTGATTGCTTTTAGTCTATCCTTGAAGATAGCGAATGCACGAATGATGTGTACAAGTCTACGAGTAGAGATGACTTCATCAACACCACCTTCTTTGAAGGTCTTACGGATGATCTCTGCCCATGTACCGAGGTTCTCGATGTACTCGTCATCACAGCAGTTCAACTCTGAGCAGTAGTTATGTAGTAACTTCTGTTCGATCTTGATAGAAGGATACTCTTGCTCGAATGTGAGTGGGAATCTTTCTAGGAATGCTTCGTTTAGAACATTAGTGCCAACAAAGCGACCATCGTCAGAACCTTTTCCCTTGGTGTTAGCGGTTGCCACCACTGTGAAACCCTTCTCGGGGTAAACTTGTTTACCGATCTTCTTAATGAATACACCGTTGCCCTCCAAGATTGATTGTAAGCATAATATTTTGTTTGATGCTAGGTCTAACTCGTCGAGTAATAGAACTGCACCTCTTTGTAGTGCTTCGAGCACTGGACCGTTGTGCCATACTGTGTTGCCATCAACGAGTCTGAAACCACCGATCAAGTCATCTTCGTCAGTCTCAACTGTGATGTTGACTCTGATAAGATCTCTACCTAGTTGAGCACATGCTTGCTCGACACCGAATGTCTTACCATTACCTGATAGACCTGTGATGAATGTAGGATAGAACACCTTGGACTTGATGATCTTCTTCAAGTCAGTGAAGTTACCGAAAGGAACATAGTTAGGGTCCTTATCGGGAACAAGATCTTTTGCTGCTAGGTATGCAGGGTCAAAGGAGTCAACCATAGTTGTCTTGTTGGCAGTCTTGTTCTGGAAATTCTTTTCTAACTTCTCTGCGATAGTTAGATTCCACTTACCAATACCTGTCTTGTACTGTTTTAGTCTCTTCTTGACAGTTGCATAACTCATGTTGAACTTGTCAGCAGCAACAAGAAGGTCTGGTGTGGTTACATCAAGACCGAACTTTTCTGAAAGGAAGTCAACTAGGTCTTGTGTGGAAACTGGTATTGGGGCGAATGGCATAATCTTTGTATTTGTTTGTATGGTTTAATTGTATATGATTCTATGTGTGTTGTAAACACATAATGGACACTATGCTATCTGGCACACGAAGGAAGATAGCAAGTTACGGTTGACTGACTTAGACTTCAATGACTTAGCGAATGCACGTTTGATATCAGTCTTAGTTGCACCTTCTTCAACCTTCATTTCAGTGTCCTCTGAGTAAGAATTAGATGCGATTACATACAACTCGCTGTAACCTGTGCTGTTGATAACTGCACATCTTTTCTTCTTGAATTGCTTCTGGACTTTTTCAATCTTCTTCTGGTCCCAGATACCTAGGTAACGAAGATAGTGAGCAAATCCTCTGCTTGGGCATATTCTGATACCAAGAACGTTTGACCCTGGATTTGTCTCTCTGATTATTTCTAGTAATCTGTTAGTCATATCAGAGTTAGCATTGTGCACAGTCTTGAAGTGACGACCTTTGTGTCTGATAACAGTATTGTAGTGACCATAGTCAGGATACATTCCTGTATCTACACCGTATGATCTACCTTGTCTGGTTGTAGGTAGGCACTGTGACTCTCCATCTGTAAGTACGATCAAGTGGCACTTCTCTACATTGTGCTGTGACTTCCACTTACCTAGGTAGGACTGCATAACAACTAATGCTTCGTTGAGTGGTGTACCACCAAGACCCATGAATGTAGGTGGTTTTGGTTCTACTCTATTCCAGTGACATCTTGATCTGTAATAGTTTGCAACTCTGTAAAGTAATTTGCAGTGATGATTGAATGTCTTTTGATTAACATCAGATGTAAGTAAGTTACCGTATCTGAATCTTCTATCAAGGAAGAACTCATCTTCATTGCGTGATGATATATTAGACTTTCCACCACCATCATCATAGTATGGGTCCATGTGATCTTGTCCTGCATGTAAGAGACATAAACCACCATCAACAACGAATGAGTATACATCAAATGGGATACCTACTTTCTTACAGAACTGACATAGGTTGATGATCTGTAAGATTGTCTCGTAGATCTCTCCTGCCATAGAACCTGACCAGTCAACTAGGAATACAAGACCGTGGTTCTTACCGTCAGGTGTACGAGTTACCTTCTTGAATACATCATCATTGAATTTGTATGTGTGTAACTTAGCAGTATCAAGAACACCTGTCTTAGCAACTGATGCACGAGCATATGCTGATGCTGCTTTCTTACACTCAAACTCTTTGACCATGTAGTTGACGTCCTTAGATGTTTGCTTACAGAACTCAACAAACTTTCTGTCAACTTCTATGAATGGGTCTACTTCTCCTCTCTCCTTTGCAGGAGCACTCTCGAACATTTCCCAATCTCTCTCTGCTACTTTCCAGATCAAATTTGCAGGAACAATGATTTCCTCATGATTAACTTGCTTTGGAAATGTTGCATACTTGACTTCGTTTGCTGCTCTGTCTGCTAGACCTTCTGCTGCTTCGTCGAATGATTCTTGTGTTGTTACAGTCTCAATGCTAGGACGACCATAACCTTGGTTAGTGTTCTCTCCATGCTTGTTAGAAGGTTGCATCTGGTTGTCTGGTGTGTCAACGTCAGGTTGGAAAGAGTTATTAGGTTGTTCAGTTTCCTGAGACTCACTCTTACCTTCTGATAGATCTTCTCCTTGGGGGAAGTCAGGATACTCTCTTTCTCCTGTGCTTGGTTCTGATTGTCCACCACCTTGTGTAGGAACCTGTGCTTTTACCTGTTGCTGTTGCTCTTCTTGTTGCTTTTGTTCTTCTGCTTCCTGTGCTTTCATGTAATCATAAATTGCCTTAGCAGCATCTATTGCGTCCTGGAATGTCTCTGCACGTCCCACAGCGTCTCTGAGAGGTGTCTCAGCAGGAGAAAAAGGCATCATTGCGTATGCACCTATCTTGAAGTGTAGGTTTACTCTGTCTATTAAGGTCAACTCATTAAGATCTGTGTCCTCTACTGAGAAGAAATCATCTTCATGTAGTTCTGAGTATCCACCATGGAAATCTTTTGAGATTCCTGGATACTTACGCTTCATCAACTTCTCAATACGAGCATCTTCTGTAACGTTGATGTAACCAAGTGGACATGGCGCGTTTGTAAATACATCTTTGTCGTTAGGTGTGTATAGTGCATGACCTACTTCGTGACCTACAAGCATGTTGTATACAATGTCACTTGCTTTGGTCCACATTGGAAGTGTCAATACTCTCTTATCTACATCGAATGATGCTGTTGGTACTTGCTTATGTTCTACAACTAAGTTCTCTGTTGCAAGTAGTCTTGCTAGTGAACCTTTGATTTCGATGTTTGTTGTCATGTCTAACTCGTTTGTATATACACAGTATGACATAAAAAAGAGGGTATAAAACCCCCATTGTGCCACTAATTCAACTGGTTATTCATTGTCATATATTCCATATGGTGTCAGATCATATTTAACCTTAGCAATACCCTCATGTTGAACACGTTTAGGTTGTCCTATCTTTTCTAGGATCTCAGCAGGAATCTTTTTCTTTGTAATGTCATAAGGTATAGGTGCATTTGCTACACATACTCTTATACATTCCCATTGTTCGTCAGTAAAGAAATTATTATGATACATTGTAGATAGATTTTAGAAGGAACTCTTTGTCAAGATGCGGATTACCGTACAACTCTAATTGTAAACCATCAGCATCAACGAATATATCATCCTCAGCATCTTTACGACAGTGTTGCCAATAGTATGTACCATCCTCTCTCTTCCAAAAATAACTGGTGTTGTGAGAGTCCAAGGTGGTCATCATAACCAAGGTCTGTTTGTGTTGCCAACATGGGTCGAGTGCTCTCTTCTCATACTCGGTCATCTTCTGACTACCACAGTGTCAGGTTCGTCATCATCTTCTTCTGGTTTGAATACAAGTAACTCATCACCTGTCTGTACGTCTTTCATTTCTGGATGTACATTTCTTACAGGTTTATTGACTGCCTCAATCGTGGTTCTCATCATCATGAACATGAACATTGCACTACTTCCTGCTACTATGGCAAAAAGTAAGAAATAGATCCCCACGGTCAGGTCATTCATTTTCTATTCTCGTATTGGTAGATTAAAAGTACTCCAAGTGTGACCCAGAATACTACTTCAAGTCCATAATTAGTCATCGTGATCATCCCAAGGGTCTGTTAGATCTTTATTGGCAAAGAATCCTTTGTATATACCAAATCCTGCTAACAGTACAGTAATGACTGCTATTGAAATACCAAATGTGATATTAGGATTAGCATTATAGTGTGGAATTATTGCGTTACACTTTGTCCAAGTCCCTGGTAGGGTATAGACTGGTGGGCAACTTGCTAGAAACATAAATTTTAGATACTAACTTCATTATACAGGAGACTATGCGTTTGTCAAATGTAAATTTGAGAAATCTCCATCTTTCTTAAACTCAACCGTCTTATCAAAGCGGTCAATTAGGACTTCACCTTTGTGTGAAATCACAAACAAATTAGTTTTGTCTAACTTATTCTTTAATATCTTCATCAGTTCGTCAGTGGCAGATTGATCTAGTGATGAGTCAAACACTTCATCAAGAATGAGTAGGTTAGTTGCCACACTATTTTTAAGTTGTGCAACTTCTCTCCATGTAAACAGTAGTGCTAGGTCAATCTTTTGCTTTTCACCCTCAGAGAATGAGGAGTATGTAAAGTCATCACGAAATCTGGATAGGATCTTCTCTGTAAAATTATCATCTAGTGTAAAGTTTACAAAGAAATCCATGCTGTGCAGATATTTATTAATTCTAGCATTGATAAGTGGTATAAACTTAGCAATTATCTTTGTTTTGATACCACTGTCCTTTAATAACTCACCTACAATACCAAGATAGTTTGCTTGTGTATTGACTTTGGCACAGTCATCTTTCTTATCTTCTAGGTTCTTCTGGATAGTAACTAATGATTGTCTCTCTTGCTCTAAGTTTGTAGTATCACTACCAACCTCAGTTAGTATATCAGTATTTTCTTTGAGTAGTTTAGTTTCCTCATGTGTCAATGCCTGTATCTCATATCTGTAACCATTGATCTCTTCTGATTTCTTCCTGAGATCTTTGACTGTTGTCGCAAGTTTTTTAATCTCATCAGTAATTTGTTTAGATCCTGCTGCTAATTCAGTTCCTTTTTCTGCAAGATACTTTATCTTTGCTTCTTTAAACTGTTCAGTAATCTCTTGGGTACATGTAGGGCATGTGTGATTGTTCTCAAAGAAATCCATTTCTCTACGAGAGTTATCAAATTTAGATTTGATCTTGGTACGCATCTCTTTGAACTTCTCGTGCTTATCTACTGCCTTGTCTAGTTCTAATATCTGTGGTTCTAACGTGTCACACTTCTTATCTAGTTCTTTGATTCTAGATTTAATTTCTATACAACGTTGTTCGTTTTGATCAAACTTCTTCTGTTTCTTTTCCATCAGAGAAGTGTCAACCTTTTCTAAGTTCTCTATATTACGGAGTTGCATTTCAACTTTCTGTTGTGCAATATCCATTTCATATTCACATGTCCTCTGCTCGTCCTTGATCTCTTTGACTCTCTCTTTTAATAGTACATTCATCTGAGAGAATATTTGTATGTCTAGTATATCTTCTATGACTTCTCTTCTATTAGGTCCTGTCAACTGCATGAAAGGCACAAACGTACTGCTACCCAGTATGACTACCTGTGTAAATGATTTGAAATTAAGTTTAAGTACAGACTGTTCTAAGTATTTCTGATCATCAGCAACAGATGCATTTGCATCGTAGAGTTCTCCATTGCGAAAGATCTGAAACTTAGAAGGTTTCATACCTCTGATAACTTTATATTCAATACTACCAATATTAAATTCTATTTCTACTACACATTCCTTTTCATTAACTGTATTGATTAATTGTGTCTTACTAATCTTTCTAAATGGTTTTGCAAATAGACCAAAACAAAGAGCATCAAGAAGTGTACTCTTGCCTGCTCCATTATTACCTACNATTAATGTAGACGCAGTNTCATTTAGATTGATTTCAGTAAACTGCTGACCAGTNGACAACAGATTCTTCCATCTAATCTTTTCAAAAACAATCATTTAGTCAGAATCACTTGGGGGATAAACAATATCAGTTGGTTTAATTACTGTATAGACATAACCAAATGACGCACAGTTATCTTTTACCTGTTGCTCGTCACATGGTGTAATTATTAATTCTCTCTCATAATCTGCTGCGATAAGATACTCGTGATATCTGACAGCATCGTCTTCTTCTTGGAAGAGTTGTACAACACGTTCTGTAATGGTGTCATCCTTTACAGCATACACCCCTCCGCTTGCTTTGTCAACTAATACAAACATTAGACTCGTTGTGCTTCTACATATAAAGATTTAAGTATACCAAAGACTTCATCCTTGTGGTCGACCTCTGCCACACATTTGTTTAGGATTGACAAGGTGTCCTCTGTTTCTATCGTCTCGTCTATTTCATCCAATACCATGAAGGTATCTTCTATAATCTTTAAGTCGGCAGGATTTGATTGCAAGATCATGGATAGTTTACTATCAAACATTTTCTGATCTTCTTTCTTTTCGACAATCAGTTTTACATAAGTGCCATTCAGAGACTGATAATCAATAGGAGCAGTTTCACTATCCCTATAATAGATCTTATTGAACATATTATTAGGGTTCTTTATGAAAGTCAGTTTCTTTGTCTTAGTATTTAGAATATGAAATCCTCTATCTGTACCGAAGTCATTCCAGTATAGTTGATAGGGGTTACCAAGGTAAGTAATATTACCCTTGCATGACCTGTGATGGTAATGACCTGAGCATACTACATCAAACTTCTCAAAAGGAGCAGGATCATCACCATGATCCATAGTATATCCTGGNATAGGATCAAACTGACTGAGTTCCAGATGTCCTAGACATACTGTACTCTTGGTATCTTCTATTATCTTTCTCCACTTGTGTGTGTTTTCCTCACACCTCCAAGGGAGCATCAATATATCAAGACCACCTACGTTTATATCCTTTGGTTCGTCTACTATTTCTATATTAGGATAGTCTTCCAGTAGTAACTGAGGACTATTGACCTTCAATGTATTCTTAAAATAGATATCATGGTTACCCACAATCATCCACATCTTAATACCACGTTCCCTAATAGGATCAAACCACATTTCCTTAGCAGCATCTAGTGATGAGAAGTTTATAGTCTTACGTCTATCGAAAGTGTCGCCAAGATTTACAATATGAGTTACCTTGTTCTTATCAATATAAGGTAATACAGTGTCTTTGTAAAACTTACGATACTGTTCAATGTATGCAGGACTATCATTCCTTACACCAAAATGTTGATCAGTTATCAGAAGAAGTTTCATAGAGTCGTTCAAATTTTTCAAGTAAGATTCCATAATGTTTAAACATCCGATCACCAGCAATGTAGTTTCGTTGACGTTTATGTAAAGCATCACAAATTAATTTGTAGTCTGCTTTGGTAAAATCAAATTCATCAGCGAACATGACTTTAAGTTGAGAGAGAATTCCCATCAGTTGTATCGTGTGTTTGTTTCGACTCTGGACTTGATATAGTTCAAGTCTGCTATGTTATCTAGGTCATCTGAGTGGAAGACTTCTTCGTAACCTTTGCGTTCCAGAATCTTTTCTCGTATTGCTTGTTGTCGTTTTTCTTTTGCAATACGTCTTAAATATGCATAATAAACGATCTGCGTAAAATACGCGAATGGGTTAGAGGATTTGTCGGGGTCAAAGTTATGAATGTATTGAATACAATTTTCAATACCGTCTCCGATCATGTCCTCTCTATACATGTAGTTTATAAAGTTAGGTCTATATGATAGATGAGTTGCTATTTTTAAAAAGCAGTCGCCAATATAGTTTGAAACTCTTGGTTTACCGAGTCCTTTCTCAGTTGCCTCAGCACATTCAGCGCGATACACGACTAATGCTGCTAGAAACTTCTTGTTATCTACATAATGTTCTTTTTTCTTGGTAGATTTGCGGGGCATAATATCCGTTCGGATGTACTTATATTAACAAAAAAACACAGAAAACGCAACTAGCTTGACAAGTTGTTAATTTCTGTGTACACTCAACACTGTGAGGGTTGGAAGGGATATTCTATTGATTTATATCTGGTAACTTAGGGTTCTTATAGATTCTTTCTAAAAGTTGTCGGGCATTGTCTACTGTATCTAGTAATCCCATAGAACTATTCATGGGTACTTCCCTTTCTTTCTCAGGTAGTTTCTGAATTTCTTTTCTGACCCACCTCTTGTACATCATAATTGATGAAGGAGACATTGGTGCTATCGTCATTATATCTTTTTCGCTTATAACATAAAAGTCCTCGTCGCTGAAATTCATCCATCTAATAAATCCCATCGCCACCTTCTGTTCCTTGGAATCTTGGTTGACAGGATGATCTAAATCAATAACCTTAGTCTTAGCAGGATGCTGAATGAATATCAGATCTGTTTTAGTCTCAGGATCTTCTGTAACAATTATCTCACCCAATACCTCATCCCCATGAGAGAGTTTACATACTCCATAGAATTGTTCGTCGTGTCGAATGTAGTTAATCATTAAGTTTGATCTCCTTTATTTCGTAATTGAAAGATTCCTCATTGTATATCTTAATTCGTTCATCAAGATGTCTTATAGTATAGTTCTTTTTTGATCCACGAGCACAGTTGTCTGCTATATCATATAACATTGCTTGTGCTTTGTTATCACCCTTACGAAGGACACGTCCAATAGATTGAAGGTTGCGAACCCTTGACTTAGATGGACTTGCGAAAATTACATTATGTAAGTTCCTAATATTGATACCAGTAGAGAAAGTACCATAAGAAGCAAGAATGATTGCGTTCTTTTCCTTCTCGCAGACCGAGCGTGCCTCTTCCCTATCATATGCATCAATACCACCGTGTATAAAGAACGTCTTACGACCATCCTTTACTTTACTATTTAGCATTTCGTTCAAGGGGATACCATGTTTCTCGACGTAATTGAAGAGAACCAAGGTGTTACCTTTCAAGTCGAGTGCTAGGTTAGTGATCAAGGTGTTGCGTCTATGGTTCTGAACTATCCAATCCATTTCCTGTTGGTAGTCCTCAAATGGTACGAAACCGTGCTTCAACACTAGGATCTTGACATATAAAGGTGCAAGATGACCCTTCTTCATGAGGTCAACTGTCTGTGTTACTCTGTCGCATTTACCGAACAAACCCTCTAACACTAACTGATGAGTTTGCATGCCATCTAGTGTCCCTGTCAGTCCTACTCTGTGCTTTGCATCATGACACTTGGTGAGGATACCCGACAATGACTTTGCTTTATATAAGTGTGCTTCGTCTCCTATAACTACATCAAACTTCTTAAAAAACTTTCGGGGTTCCTTGTATATACTCTGCCATGTAGATATAACAACTGGTTTGTCTGTAAATTTCTCTGCTCCTGCTGAGATTCTATGACAGTATCCACGAGGATTCCATCCATACTCTTTGAAGTCTTTATATAACTGCTCTACTAATGATACTGTTGGAACGATAATCAATATCTCTCTATCAAAATGCAGATGCCATCTTACTATTGAGTATATTATCAGGGATTTTCCTGATCCCGTCGGGGAAAGTAAAAGTCTGCGATTGTATTTAAGTGCTTGGTAAACTGCTCGTAACTGGTAGTCTCGTGCCTTAAACGGAATTGATAGAGATCTAACAAACCCCGCAATAGCCTCAGGTGATACGAGAAGTTCTGTATCTGTCGGTCTTCCATAGATGTTATTGTCCTGTATCTGATAGTGGTAACCTCTTTCTTCTAGAAAGTCAGTCAGATAATCAAAAAGACCAGCGTATATCTCACCAGTAGCAGGAGAGTATAATCTGATCTTTCCATCCCATTTATATTTCTGATACTGTGGCATGTATTTTGCCCCAGGCACATCAAACTGAAAGTGATCACTTAGTTCTTGGTGAACATGAGGTTCAGCATTCACTTTCAAATAAACTTCATTCTTTTTTGTAATTAATGTAGTCAATAATCTGCATGTTTTCTCAATTCAAGATAGTTCTTTATTTGGAAACCACGGTTGGAACACTGTTTAAGAATCATCTCCAAATAATTTATAACAGTTTGNAGGTAGTCAATTTTCTGCTTGTTCTTCAACCAATCTTCGTCTGCCCAGATGTATGTGGTCAGGTCACCTTTCAATACCTTATGATTAAAAGGGTTCTTAGCATATACTGCTGCTGGTGCTTTGCCTGCATAGTATTCAAATTTCTCTTTGTACAGCATCTTTCCCTTAGTCTCAGCATCTGATAGCATCAGACGAAAGTGAGACCATATGTTTAGATACTTCTCATGGATAACTGTACATTTAAAGTTCTCAGTGTCGAGGTCGTTCTGGTCAATCTTACAGTCCTCCCTCCACATGTCACGAATTTCATCAAGGTTCATTCTAATTGTGTTCTTACGATACCGTTAGCNTCTTCTATATTATACACAGCATACCTAAACTCTGCTGTTGCAGTAGCATACTCCGTACCATCTATTGTAGCATTAAATTCCAATGCNTTCAAGGACACAGGNAATAGATCCTTGAATGTCACAAAGAAATTTGTTTGGAAATTACTNTTAAGCACAGCAAGTGATGCGTCACAACGGACTGCATAGTTTCTTGTTAATGTACGACGCTCTGCAAGACTCTCTCTACCACCCGCAATAGCAGTCAACCAGTTATGTAATATCAAATAGTTCTCTAAATTCTCGTCAACTAGGAACGTCAGATTAAATGGTTCATAGTTAAGTCCAAATGCTTCGTATGGAATTGGACGACCCATACCAGTCTGTTGCTCTACTGTATTTGTAGAAACACCAGGGATATTAGCAGACTGTGCAAAATACGCAGTCTTTGGATATTCATCTATCTGCAANTTAAACCCGATTGGNGATAGAAAGTTTCTATTCTCAATCTGTTTGTTCCACTGACCATAGTCAGACGCCATTTTCCTACCTATTTTTAGGTATTTATAGTTGTTTGACTACTTCGTCTTTGATAGCATCAACTACGTCTTGAATTATATTTACATCTAGTCCCATGAAAGGTGGGATCAATCCTAAAACTCTGAATAATCCATCAGCAAATAGTGCCATGAATATGAAACCTAGGACCATACTGATCTGTCCTGCGTTTCTATTGTGTTGATTGATAGCGAACTCAATCATTGCCTCACACTCTTCTCTTGTGAAGGTCTCTTGCTCTTTTTTTAGATATCCTTTTCTATATGCCTTCTTTACAGCAGGACTTGTGGTAACGACTTTACGTTTAGGTTTTAAGTAGTCACTTACTGGTGACTCTTTCATTACTTCTGATAACATGGAAGTTCTCCTATTTAAAGTACAGTATAACAGATGATTGGACTATTGCCAATACTCATCTAAAATATCGAATGTTCTGTTTAGATACTCGTTAGCACCTCTACATTCCCATTCTCCTTTTTCACCGATCTCGCATTTGTAATGTAGTTCTCTTTTGAGTTGCATTAACCTGTTGGTCATTGCTACTTTGTCTAGTCTACCATTCATATTTTTGCTTTCGTTATATACTATTTACAATAAAAAAGGGTCCCGAAGGACCCTGGGATCAGTTATGTGAGGGGACTCACATATAAGATTTACATTAGGTTGTCAACAAGGACTCTTCTGTAATATCTGTTCTTGTTAGGATCAAGATCTCCGCCACCTTGGTCGGTGCCTTCTGCGAATGGGTTTGCGACCATTCCGTAACGAGTCTTAAATCCGATTTTTGGTTGGAATGTATCCTGACCAACTGCTCTGACCATTTGTAGAGGTACATATGGGCAGTAGAATAATCCAGCATCGTATGCAGAACTACCCTTGTAACCAGCAACATAGAAGTGTCTGTCACTTACGTTTGCTGAATATGGGTCAACATAAACCTTGATTCTTCCGTTCAATGTACCAGCAAGTGTGGAACTATTGTCATCAGGAAGTAGGTTTGAGTTACCAGCAAGAGCAGGAGTGTAATCTAGGACGCCTGCCATAGAAAGTGCTGATGCTACGTCAGCAGAACATATTAGAATGTTCCCCTTTCCACGACGAGTTTCATGCCCGATTGCGTTCATGTCTCTTTCGATCTGGAATAGAAGTCCTTTGAACTTCTCAACTGACCATCTACCATTGGAGTCTACGTCTAAGTCGAAGATACCAGCAGTTGCGGTGTTGTTTTGAGCACCAGGTCTAGCAACCTTATACACAGTTCTAACAACTTCACGGTTGATTTCTGCAAGAACCTCAGTTGACAAGATGTTTGCCAATTCAGATTCAGCGTCTAGTCCGTGAACTGCTTTCAAGTCCTGTGCAAGTTCTAAACTGTACTCTGCTTTTAGCGCACGAGATTTCGCAGTCACTGTGACCTTCTCGATGGAGAAGTTCATTTCAGCGAACTGGTTACCAGAAGCGTCGCCTAATGCTTCTGACTCGGCAGTGGTCATCGCTGTGGATGTGTTGTATGTACCACTGTCATTTAGTAGACCTGGGTTAGATCCAGACTGTGCTGTTCTACCTAAGTCTGATGCTGCGTTCTCTGCTGAGAACTCTGTGTCTGCTTCGTTAAAGAATGCTTCTGTACCAGCGGTTCTGTTAGTTCCGTAGCGAGATCTCATTGCGAAGATTAGACCAGTAGGACCAGTCATAGGTTGTACACCAGCAATGTCATAAGCGATTAGCTTAGGCATTGATCTTCTTATTAATGAAATCAACACAGGGTCGAAACCAGCAACAGGTCCAGTAGCGGTTGAACTACCACTGAAACCAGCAGTACCAGCACTCATTGTAGGAGCAGCTTCGTTAAGAATTCCTGCTTCCTCTTTGAGGAATGATTCTTGGTTTTCAAGCAAGATTGAAGTAACTGCCTTTCTGTACTTATCAGAGATATTATCTAACTCGGAATGTTCTAGAATAGGTGCCCACTTTTCTTGCAAGTGTTCTGAGTTGAACATTTTGCTTTAAAAAATTAGGGTTGATTGTAATTTAATCACTTTGCCCAGCGGGAAAGTGCGTTGACGTATGCGCCCATAGTGCCTTCTACCTGAGTAGATGCATCAACTTCGACATCCTCTGTGACTGTTGTCGCTTCTGGTTTGCCATTGTTGAAGTATGATTCGCGTATTGTCTTGACCTTCTCGCGGAAGGATTCTTCATTTTCAAACTCAACTGCATCTGTTAGACTAGCAAATTTCTCTTTCTGAGCAACGCTAAGACCATCAGATAGTTCGGTCACTATCCCATTCTTGATATATCCGCCTATCTCTTTTGTAAGAGTGACGTTCTCTTCGATTTGTGAATTGAGTTTCTTCTCCATAGTATCGAGTTGTCCAGTCATTTCGTCGACTAGATCAACTTTCTCTTCGGGAACATCGATGAAGTTCTCGGAGAAAACCTGTTTGAGTCCTGCAAGGACTGACTCTGCCATTTCGGTTTTGATACCGTGCTCAATAGCAAGAGCGTTGTCTTTTGCCCATTTGTTAGTTGCGAATGACAGGTACTCATCTACCTTCTCTGCCAATTCGTTCTTAACAGACTCAATTTCTTCTTCTAAGACTTTTGCATAGTCATCATGCATGCGTCCTAGTTCTTCGTTTAAGCGTGAGATCACTGCTGCTTCAAAGATGGTCGCTGCTTTCGCTTTGAACTCTTCGCTTAGATCTTCACCCTCAGTTAGTGCAGCAACATCAGCGGATAGGTCAACTTGGATTGTCTCTTCCTCAGTTGTCTCTTCTTCTGTTATCTCCTCACCTTCTGGTTTGTGAGAAGCATGTACATCACCCTTTGTGCTAAACTCTGCCTTCTGTGCAGATGCATCAGATGGTTTTGTTTGAGGAGGTGTTGCAGTTGGTCCGCCACCTGTCTTCATCTTGTTAGATTCATCATCTGGTTTAGAGTTAAAAGGTGTTGGTCCTCCTAAATCTTGTATACCTTGACCAGGAGTACCAGTCTCAGATTTAGGCATAGGATCGCCAGGTTTAGCATTTTTGGTTACTACACCTTGCTCATCCAGAGTTGTTTCAAGTTTTTCAGACATTACGGTCTCCGTTTTTTCTAACTGTGTTGATAGTTGCTAATTATTATTTATAGTTATAAAGAATTTAAGAATGAATTAAATGCGGAAATCTTCCTTTCTTCAATCTGCGATAGCGCAGCATTGTTAATTCTCTTCTTAATTGCATCGATATCTTGCTCTTGTATTGCGCCACCAGCAAGTACCCAATCTTTACCTTCCATGATGCCATTAACAAAAGCATCAGGTGCTGACGGATCAGCAACAATATCAGCAGCAGTAGCAAGAACAAAGTCCTCTCCTACAACTTTGATACCGTTTTCTTCTTTAATAGACCCTAGTCCGCGTGATGAGACTCCTAATTTAACACCTTCATCAAGAAGTTGTTTAGCAATCTTACCCATTGGGGTCTCTAATAGTCTTGCTTTACCCACAAAGTTATTACCTTCCTGTTTTAGAGAAGTAATAATGTGAGATGCACGATCTAAATTGATGGTTGGACCTTCGGGATGACCCAATTCACCTAGCGCACGACCAGTTTTTACAAACTTTTCGTTGTATGTCGCTGCTTCTCTTGCAAGAGTTTGTATTGGATAACGTCTACCGTTGCGGTTTGTTATCTCTCCTTGCAAGAAAACTCCCTCAATAAAGGTCTGTTTCTTACCGTTCTTACCCTCAGTTATTACAACCTGGGCATCATCAATTTGTTCCGTTATCAGTTTCATCTGTGGGTTCCTCGGTTTGATCAGGTGGAATTGCATCAACAGGTTGCTCTGTGGATTCTGGTCCATCTTCCTGTGGAGCAAACATTGTTTTCCCAACCTCTTTTTTCATATCCTCGATAGAGTCCATGGCAAGAGATTTCATTTGCGTATCTACATAATCAGAAAGATCTTTCTGTCCAGCAAATAGCGCATTCACGATGTCATTAGCAGATTGAGAAGGCATAATTTATGTGTGTATGTATACTATTTAGATTTCTCCCTTTTTATAGTCCTTTTCAGACAAACTGGGTTCCTCGGGAGGTGGTTCTGGTGGTTGCATAGACATTTCCATCTGCGCTTTTTCCATTTGTTGCATCTCAACAGGAGAAACAACTAACCCATCAGCAATTTCTGCTGCCATTTGTTCATCCAGTTCCTTCATTTCGTTGTCAGTCTGACGTAAAATGTTGCGTCTTAGGTACTCAACAGAGAAATATTTCCCCGCATAAGGATCCATTTGTTGCAACATAGCGAGACGTTCATTCATAACTTCCTTCTCTTTCATTTCAGAGAAGTAGTTATCCGCAATAAAGTTGTACTGAACGTGTTCCTTAATCTCATCCCACTCTTCTAAGGTGCAAACACCTTTAAGAACGCATTGAGTTTTAAGGAGATCATTAAATAAATCACTGAACTTCTTACGAAGTCTGGTGACAAACTTCTGAAACTTCACCTCATCACGAGTGATCTCAGCGGATCTACCAATGTTGAATGAGTTATCAGATTCTAAGCGTGACTCGGGTACGTTGAGTGATCGGTAGAGTTTCTTCTGGAAGTACTTGACGTCTTCAAGTTCTCCAAGATTTTGTCCACCTGGGAGAGTAGAGATTTCCGTGCCTCTTCCCCCTTCTCTTCGTGGTAACCAGAAGTCTTCGAGCATTGACATGAATTTCTTGTCATCTCTTATTTCTCCTGTATCAGCGTTGTAAACAAGTTTGTTACGATAGCGGGACATCACCTCACGGAGGTATTGTTCTGCTTTTTGCTTAGGTAAATTACCCACGTCAATATAGAATATCCTACGCTCGGGAGCGCGAGACAATCTATATATAACCAAACTATCCTCAATCATCCTAAGTTGATTGAGTGCCTTGATTGCTTTATGTAGATGTGAGAGAACATAGTTTCTCTGCATATCTAACTGACCTGAGTGACAATACGTTATTGCATCAGGTGCAATCTTGATTCCATTGTTCTCATATCCTTTCAGACCTTTGGGTGAGTATATGTAATACTCAACAGAACGCGGAACAATAGAAGCGGTCTGTGGATCTATGGGTTGTAATCTATCTTTTGGTTTATCAAACTCTACAACTTTCTTAATCTTTCTAGGATCAATGTATCTAAGTTCCGTAATACCATTCTTAGGATTCTTAGTATCGATCATCTTATGATAGAATAATCTACCATCTATGTACCAACGTCTGAATATATCGTATGCTTTTCTGTCGAAATCTAAAAGAACAAGGACGTTATCAAACTCTTCCTTGATTCTTGATTTTAAGTTTGCTGATCCACGGAGGTTTTGAAGATCAATATCTACTGGATGATCGTTCAAGTCCCCTGCTATCGCTTCATTAACAACATCATTGATCGCTGCATCTGCCTCTGGGTGTAGAGACATTTCTCTATAACGACCAATNAAATCTGCTTCGCTTGCCTTATTAGCAGCGTCGCCCATTTCAACGTACTGTCCGAAATACCCACCCGCTACTATCGGTTGCGCTGCGTCATCAGATTCTTTACGCACGAAAGAAGGGGTAGTTGCTTGCCCCTTCTTCTTGCGATCAAGAGAATAACCAAATAAATTTGACATTATCGGATCTTACTTTAATTACTTCATTATTATTTAGACAAGTTTCTAGGTGCCCCTTCCAGACTTAGAAACCTCTACTGCGTTGTAAACGTCTTTCTTGTCACCGAATGGTTCCCAGTATTGGACTGCAAACTCAACTGTGTATTCCTCAGCAGCGTCATTACTATCCCATGCTAAGTCAATAGCGGAGATATTTACAGGATAGATTCCTTCAAATTTGTATGATTTGATGTCTCCACCTGATCTTGACAACTGTCTTACAACAGCACTTGTTTGATACTGTGTTGCATTGTCAAAGAAAGATCTGTTCTCAGCAAGTTTACTGATTTTGTCTGACCATTCTTCAAAAGCGTTTCTTAACTTGAACCCTTCGTCGTTGATAACAGTAACAGTCCATGGTTCAAATGTTCTGTCTCCTGCAATCTTCAAGACTCTTCCTCTGTATGGAACTTCAACTGTACCAACAGTAGATGCTGGTAAGTTTGCTCCTTTAACTAGGAAGGTACCAAATTCTGCTAGTGCAGATGGAGAAGCGGGTGCTAATCCAACTGGGAAATCTAGTTCAACTTGGAATTGATTGGGGCGGGCAACTTCTCTAACCGAGTTACGGAATGAGATAATGTCCTTTGTTACTTCTAATGCCATTAGTTTTACCTATTGTTTTTGTGGTGAATAATAATTACTGTGTTACCTCAGCAAAGGTTGCCCCTGTTCTGGTTGCAGTAAATGTAAGTGTGATGAAGTTAATCGACCTTGTTGGTTTAACAAAGATTTCAGCAAAGAACTCACCACGGTCCTGTGCTTCGGGAGGGTTGTTGCTTAGATCGCAAACAACTAGGTAATCTACAATACCTCTTGCGGATTGAACTCCTCTTAGGTATGGATCAACTAAGTTTTTGAATCCCTTACGAGTAAACTCATCGTTAATTTCAAAGAGTTGACCCTTAGCAGATGTTGAGATTGCTCTCTCGATCACTAAGAATAAGCGTCTAACATTGATTCTATCAAATGCTGATGCTCCTGCTAGTGCAGTCTTATCTCCGTAAAGTATATTTCCTTCACCAGGGAATGATACGATAGGGTTGATTCTTGAACCATATAAACGATCTCTATGATCTTTTAATGGTGAGTATGCTAACTTAACTGCGTTCAATAGTTGTCCTCTGTTGAATCCAGCAGGAGAGAACCATGGTTCTGAGTTAAGTGCGGTGCTTAGTGTTAGACCAGCAACGTCAGCGTTACATGGAAGATAACGATACTTGTCGTTATACTTATCATACATGTACTTGTAGTTGTTATCGAACACTGCGTATGATGTAGAAGATAATTGATCGAAGAATTCGATTGTATTTTCTACGATTGTGTTTGTATTAGGTACACCGATAACAGAGTACTTAGGAGGTGAGATGAATGCNATGCAGTCCTTACGGATGTTTGCAACNTCAATCAACTTCTGTGCCTTAGCAAGTGAGTCTGCCTCATTGCTCATGCCTGGACCACCTATGATGTAGTCTATTTCTTCTGTCTCAGGGTCTGAGAATAAATCGTATGCGTCAAACAACTTGTCTCTTTCTGCTGAGTAACCATCAACTCCACCTTTCAAGGAGTATTTGATAGTTGCAGTTCCCTTAGTGAACATGACTGGTACTGCACCAGCAGTTGTTCCAGTAGGATCATCAATGTCAGAGATAGCAGATGTGTTCTTAAAGATGTCGAACTGTCTGTTTGTAGCAGTTGTTCCGATATCACCAGTAGCAGTACTATCAAGATCTTGTACAAGTGATAGTTCGTGTGAACCCCACCAGATATACTCTGAGGAAGTCTTGATTACATCTTTGTAGTAGATGTTTGTTCCTTGTGGTGACTTAGCATCAGATGCCTTAGACACATTGAGGAACTTTTCAAGAACTGTTCCTGGTACACCAGTGATTCCTCCGTCTCCATCTAATACAAGGATGTGCATTAGGTCACGGAATCCGTTCTTGTCTGTTGCGTATGCGGAAGTGCCAGGTCTGTCTGCGATAGATGACCACTTAGCGTTCTTACCATATACACGAGTTGCGTACTCAGATGCGATAGAAACAATGTTTACGTCGCGTCCTGCTGTTGTTACACCGTCAGCAGCGTATGTTGAACCTTCTTTAATGACTTGGTTNGCAATGAAGTTTGTTGCTCCCTTGTCCATNATAACAGATAGTCTTCTGTTAATTGCAGCAATCTTACCGCTATCGCCAGTTGCAGCACCAGGTGATCCGCCACTATTTGATAGTTCAGTAACTGTGTCTCCAACTTCTAGGTAATCAGATGATGTTGTATCAACTGTAATCTCAACCTTTCTGGATACTGGATCGTATGATACGACATTACCAGTTACGTTACCAGATACAGCAGTGAAGAAGTTACCACCATCGAAAGAACCTACTAGGGATGCTCCCTGTTCAAAGGTAATTTCTAGGACGTAACTATAAATCTGTGAGTAAGATGAAGTTGCTGAAATGTTAACCTTCTTGCCTGCCTCTAACTTATGCTCAGGGTTACCTGTTGTTGGACCTGCAAGGTATAGGATTTGGTCTGGACCAGCGTCAGTCATTACGACTCTAATGCTGTTTCCGTATGTTCCAGGTGTTTTTCCTGCCCACTTCCAGTTATTAGAAGCAGTCTCGACTGTTGCTTCGTACTCATCAAAGTTCTTAATCAATGGAGGAGTAACACCACTTGTGGTTGTCTCATTGATTGTTGTCTTGTTAGTAGTAACAGTTAATAGTGTTACAGTAACACCGTCAGTGTGTGATGATGCAGCAGTTCCGAGTTGGGCACGAGTCACAGTCAAGTCGTTGGTACTGATACCAGTAACTTGCATAATTTCATCAGTGATTCTGATGTAACTGTTGATCTGTACACCTAATGTAGATGCGTTAGTAACAGTTAGAGTTGTATCACTATCAGAGAAGGTACCACCCTCATTAATAGTTGTGGTAGTTCCTGCTGCCTCGATCAACATGATCTGAGAAGATGCAGCGTGTGATACCGCAGATGTATTAAGTTGTCCACGAGACACAGCAATGTCCAATCCAGAGATTCCTGTGATTGAGACGATTTCTGAGTCGATCTTTAAAAGATCTCCTGTGTCAAAGTCTGTTGCCTCAGCGACTGTTAGTGTAGTGTCTGTTGCTGAGAATGTTGTATCGGTTACAGTAGTAGTGTCAATACTGTTCTTTAATGATGTGCTTGTTGCACGAACTACTTTTACTGATCCACCGTACAACATAAATTGTGCAGCAGAGAACCAATACTCGTAATTACTGTCGTTTGGTTTACCAAACTCTTCAACCAGTTGTCTCTCGGATGAGATAGTTCTAACCTCATCTACTGGTCCCTTTTCAAAAGTTCCAACTACCGCTGCTATGTTATCAACAGTAGCGTTTACGGTATTAGTTAGATCTCTTTCTAGGACGACAACACCTGGGGAAATTTGTGTGGATGCCATCTGGGTATACTCCTCGGATAAATTTCAATTCGGATGCTACTAATATTTAGAAAAACGTATGTTTCCAGTGGGGAAACAAGACGTGAACATCACCAGTCAGGGTAGGAGTAGGTAGTTATATCAACACTTTTACGTCTTTTCTTAATTCTTATCTTTGTACATGATTTACATTCATACGAAAAAGCAGAGGGCATAGCACCTCTGTCTTTTCTAGTCTTATAATAGTCAGTCAATAGATCTTTCTCTACCCCACATGTCTTACAGACACGTTGTTTTAGGATAAGATGTTCTAATTCTAGGAAGTCTCCTTCGAGGTCCATTCTCTTATATCATCGTGTAACCGTTCAGTAGGATTCTTCTGTGCAGGATACTCTGATATGAGTTTCTTGCCACTCTTTTTAAACTCTTCTGACTTGTCTACTTTTACTACCATTAGATTCCGTTCCAAAATGTATCTGAGGGTGTTTGCATATTACGAGATATAATATATAAACCTATGTTACATAGGAACCAGAAAGCATTTGTTATCCATGCTTGTCTCCAACAGTATTTACGGTTGGTCTGTACTATATAGAGATTCCTTTCATTTATTTCGTCAAAGGGTGATAATGGTTTTGCTCTAACAATCTGTTCTAGTATCAAAGATACCACGAACCCTATCGCAAAAACATAGAAGAGAAGGTTTAGAAACCCAGCACTAGCAAAAAGAAAAGTAATCATTTGTAATCCCACATGTAAGACATATCGCCATACTCATCAGTATGCCATACTTGACCCTCATTGTCAATGATGGTTTCCTCCTCTAATCCGTCACTAACAAATCCAAAAGGTGCCATGTCTGCTTCTATCTGATCTTTCTGCTCCTGATACATTCTCATTCTGACGTCATTGTCATGTAGTTCACGGAAATAATCTGATGTTGCTAACCATGAGAACATAACCAGACACATAGCAAGGTCATCATTACAACCCTCTTCTGCTTCCCATGCCTGACCTCTCTGTATGAATGTAGTCAGTTCTGCAATGATGTCGTAGTCAGATATCAGTAACTTGTCATCTTCTATCAACTGTTTCATATTAGAACATCCTGTCTTCTTGACAGTTGTACTCATCTTGACTCCTAGTTGTACCTTAGTACCAGAGAACCCTTGTCCTACTACCTGTCCTGCACGTCCGCGCATAGATGCCATAAGGATATTGTCATACTCCAAATCAAAGTGCAACATATCCGCAATCTGCCCACCAATATCATTTACCTCCACCAATACATACGCATGGTTATACGCACATGCAACATCATATATGGTATTAGGGAATAGCAGTGGTTTAATTGTGTTATTCCTATATTTTGCTACTACCTTATATGGTATTGTTGTCGTGTCTATGACACAGAACGCACTATAATCTTTCGTCACACCCCTTGCTACGTCAACAGTTATACAATAATTCTTATCTTTTTCTGGTTTCTCATATACATCTAGTCCTTTATTCTTCTGTATAGGTTCATCATACACCATCATCCTTAACTTAGATGCGGAGATAAGAGTATCAACAGATCCCAGGAACTCACACTCAAACTCAACTCTAAACTGTTCCTCTGATGTGTTCGCTATGGTTTGCTCTTTCCATACTGCATCTCTACCTGGCACCTGTGACCAGTGTACCTCTGTGGTAACGTACTCGTTCTTCTTCCTCTCGGCATCATGCCAGAGTTTATAGAACATATTCATACCATGTGGTGTAGATATGATAATAACTTTTGTTGATTTACCAGAAGATATAGTAGGATACACAGAACTGAAAAACTGGTCAGCAATGTGATTCGGAATGAACGCGAATTCGTCCAGAAATATAATATTAAATGACATACCCCTGACAGCAGAAGCGGAAGTAGAAGCAGCCATGATTTTACTGCCGTTTTCAAGTTCCAGAGAACCTCTGTTCCACTGGTTGATTCCTTGTTGCATCCATTTTGGGAGGTTTTCATAACTTAATTGTAGACGTTGTAGCATTTCCCTAGCAGTCGCTGCCTTGTTAGCAAGGATTGCTACGTTCACATTATCATTAAAGATTACATACCATAACAGATATGATGTAACAACAGTAGACTTACCAGACTGTCTAGGTAACTTAGCAATATTGAATCTATTATCATTAAACTTGTTTACCATGTCTTCTTGGAAGTCATACAAGTCAAATGGTATAAGACCTTTATCTAGTGAGACGATTCTAATATACTTCTTAATAAAATACACAGGGTCCTGAGAACATTTGACGAACTCTTTCACCTGTGACGGAGTAAAACTCTGTGCAACGTTTGCTTTTTTTAAATTAGGGTTACCTAGATACTGATGTTCAGTCGCCATTCATCCACCATTGCCAATTTCTATTAGGTACATCAAATAGAGTATTGTTGATGTAATCATCTGCCCACTCAGGATCGAACCATTGTCCAAGGACTGCCTTGGTTTTCTTGTTCTGCCTTTGTTGCTTACAATACCAGATTTGATCATCCATTCTCTTCATAGTATTTATCCAGTTCTTATCTCTCTCAGCACCATATACATGCTCAATGTAGATGTCTAAGTATCTACTAACTAACTCGACAAACATATTCTTCTCTTTGTTGTCTCGTATACGCATGAACTGTACATAGTCTGAAAATATATCTGCCCACTCTGGTAACTGTCTTCTTTCTTTAAACTTATATTGACTAGCGATTATATCTAAACCATAGTATATACTACTTGCATTATGTACAGGAGAGATATCACATATCGCAGCAGTAACTATCTTCGGTGTTGCAACTATATCAGCACCAAATATAGGTAAGGGGTATTCTGGATTAGGAAAGAACACACAGTGCATGACCTCAATGTTCTTTGTATATCCAGTTTCTAAATGTACTTTCCTTAGACCCTTACACCTATTCATTTCATTAATAATAAACACATCCTCATTTTCTACAATGGGATGTGGATTATCTAATGGTTTAAGTGCGGGTAAAGTTAATATTTTATGTCTAATTAATGAAGAGACTTCATGAACTAGATTCCCTGTCAATGTAGTTTTTGATGACTTCGAGTTGGTCATGGTATTTTGCCACCTGATCTAGTTCAACTTGAATTGCCTCCATGACATCAGAGTGTTCTCCAATGCCAGCAGGGTTCTCCAAATATATTTCAATGTTTGCTAGGTGTTTTTTAATGTCACCCATAGCATGCGCTTTAAGAGCGTTAAGAATTGTTTTTCTCATAGATGGTATCATTCTATTAACGTTCCTTGACTTCTACGAATCTCTTTAAGAGACTCAAAGTCTTTACGTTTGGTACCACCATCATAGCACCATGCGTACCCTTCGTCAATCATCTGTTCATTCAGCGACTTTTCCTCGTCACCCACATATAACCAACCAAGGAGACGACCATACTTACCAACCCCGCCTTTAAGTTCAGTTCGTATAGTAAGTTCATGTTCTCCATTAATCGTGTCCTCCAATGTTCCTTTCATCCAGTTAGTTGCATCTATACCTAGTTTCTTTTCTTCAAGGTCTCTCGTTCTTTTCTCAGGAGTATCGATACCCGCTATTCTTACACGTTCGTGTTTGTAAATATCAAATCCTAAGTCTATTACTACATCAATGGTATCACCATCAACTACCTTTACTATCTCCGTCACTCGGAAGTTGTAACAACTCTTCCTGCTTGGTGGTGTCATTGCTCCCATCGTTCATTTCCTCATAGGCATACTTCATTATATAGGCGATAAGAATCGTCACACTTATTACAAGTATGAGAACCATAATGTTAACTGAATGAACTACAACCATTAGATCATAGACATTGCGTGGTGTAATTCGTGTGCGTGTTTTAGTTCGTCTTCTGCTATCTCTGCTATCTTCTGATCTTCTGGATGATATGCCAAATATTTTATATACGTCTCGAATGCATGCTTCTCTATCTTCATATTAATATCATAAGCAGCAAGAGGATTAATAAGATAGTACCCAACCATGATCCAATAATATACAAGAACAAGGTGCTTTGCAAAAAACCTGTCAATCCAGTGTTCATCACCACCGCGCTTTTCCATTTCTTCAAGATGCTCTGTCTCATTTAGTGCCTGATAAAAGTGTTCCTTCATTAAGTATATGTGTTCTGGTCCTCTAAGTCCTAACGACTCACGGAAGTGTAGAACAGATATAAAAGAGAAGTAGGGTGCTCTCGCAATAACTTCTAATACCCAGAATCTTTGGAAGTCTCTACCTCTGTAAAGAAAATCCAAGATGTAGATTGTGGTGTCTAGTACCCAAGTGTTAAATTGTTTCATACCCAAGCATAACGTGAAAATAAAAGAGCAAGACTAACTGTTCCAAACAAAATACATGATGACCTGATTGGTAAATCTTTCATTTAACTTTATTAAACTACCTATATTATATAGGTAATTTTACTTATCCGTGGTTCTGTAACTTCTCTAATTGTGTTGATGCCGACATACTAGGTACGTCATATAAACCATTTGCATCAAACCATGGTGCGGTTTCCCAGTCAAACCCTTCTCCAAATGTATTATCTGCCTGCTGTACATACCAATGACATTTTGCATCAGGTATATCTACTGCACAAACTGCCCAGTCATCTGTCCATTGTGGAACCTGTACATACAATACTGGTACATCAGCATATGCAATCTGTGTCATACCTAACATAAAGGCAAGTACGACTGACCATGTAAAAATTCTAGGGATGTGTCTAACCGACGGAGGGTGACCTTTTCCTCGGTACACCTCCATCACATCGTGATAAGAGTAATTCATATTAGCAGTTCCACGCTCGTAGTGATTTATTTATACGAGAGTCAGGGTCACGAGCAGTTTTTGCTGATGTAAGTTTTCGTTTCATGCCTTTCATTCTAGCACAAAAACTTGCTCTACGCTTATTACCTTTCTTCTTGCTTGGTGCTTTTAAGTCAGAACCAGGATTCTCACGTTCGTAAGACTTTCTCCCTTTCTCATTTAAACCACCTTCTTTATTCTGTCCTTCCTTCTTTGTCCATGCTGCTTCCTTCATCATCTTCTTTTCCTCACAAGTTTTCTCAACACACATCTGACACTTCGGGCAATACTTTTTACCGTCAGGGCAGTTAGATGCTTCTTGTAGATACTCGTTGAAGGTTAAGATCATGATCTCTTAGCACAATTCAGTTCGTGTTTTTCCATCCAAGTTCTTGGACGTGCGTGACCTAACGGTGCAGTTAGTCCACAGTATTGGCATTCATAAACGCCATTGTCATTTCTTTTTGCCATAGTGATAAGTTGAGTTAGGTTTAGTTTTCTTAGGTAGTTTACCGCCCCTTACTTTGGTTGCGGATGTTTCACCTTCACCAGAGGGGTTCTTACCTTTCTTTACTTCTTTGCCGAGGTTGTATGACTTGCCAGGTTTCTTAGATTCAGTGTCATGTAATCTAGCGGGTTTCCCTGCCTTCTTAGTAATCACTGATTCCTGTCCATGCTTACGTCCTAAACGACGTGTAAGTTTTCCAAACTTACGCTTAGACATTCCCTTGCCAGGACTTGTTTGGTAGGATACTTCTCTACCAGTAGATCCATCATCATACTTGTAACTACCGACTGATTTTTTATAACCAATCCCTTTCTTTTTAAGATCCTTTTCGAGACTCTTACGACTCTCTCGGTTCTTTTTTTCGTCTGTACCTCTGTCTGCTGCAATACTACCAGTAGTCTGGTTCTTTGCTTTTGACATCATACGAGCACGATCATTTCCTTCTTTAAGGAAATCAGAGAATGACATTACATCCTCTTTCTGCAACTTTTTCTTTTGCCATGAGTCAAGTGCTTGGTCAGGACGTTTGCCCTTTGCCATTTCACTCTTCTTATGTGCTTGGAACTTAGCAGCAGAATCTGCTTTCGCTTTCTTATCAGCAGCATTTTTTGCTGCTTGTTTCGCGACGTTCGCTTTTGCCTTATCCTGTACTGCTTGCAGTTTGGGATTAAGTGCCTCACCCATTATAGCATCCTTTCCGTATTTTTGTCTAATGTTCGCTTTTACCTTGTCTAATGCATTGCCAGGACGCTTCCATGTGTTGCCTTGACCAGGTGTAGCAACGCTTTTCTTTGCTAATGGTTTGATTTTACCATCGTCTCTTAGACGATCATATCCTTCTTCTTTTACAACCTTCTTATATTTTGATAGGGTTTTCACACCACGCTTCTCTTTGTGTGCTTTGTGTCTCTTATCCATTGACACAAGTCTCTCAGCAGGATCAGCAGCATTACCACCCTCACCTGTGTGTCTTACGTTTCTAATAGATGCCTTACCATAGTTAGAACGACCACGCTCCTGACTTAATCTCTGGTTGTCACTATCCTTTTGTCTTTCATCTAATACTTCTACTTCTTCCTTTGTTATCTTATCAGTTGCTTTTAATATACCAGAATGTCTTTTTGTTACCTTATCTTTGTCACCTTTTACAGCACCTATTGCCATGTCTGTGGATGCTTTCTTAACGTAAGAACCCATTGTCTTCTTACTTAACTCATCTAACTGATCTAATGCTTTACTTGACCAATATACTTCTGTGTCTTCTGATCTGTTTAAACTCTTACGATTAGAATGATGACTTGGATCATCAAATGCAGGGTTACCTGTCTTTCTTGCAACTGGTTTCTTCTTTGTATCTGGTTTTGCTTTCTTTACAAATCCTGCAAACTGCATCTTAGGTTTACCATCACCTTTGTAGAGACCGTATGATGTACCTTCATGTGTAAATTTCATACCCTTAGTTGCTTTGTCTTTAAGTGCTTCACGTTTTTTAGGATCCATGTTCTTTTCGTAATCTGCTAATTTAGCAGCAAACTTTTTGTTATCCATTTTCTTGATAACTTTTCTGTCTGCTTTGTTAGGTCCTGTATATGAGGTGCTCCCAGTAACAGCACCACCGCCTGCTGCTGTACCTATTGCTGCCTCTTCGACACCTTGCATTTTACCTCTCCTGTTAGTTTGAGCGACACCTTGTGGTAGACCTGTATTACCTGTGCCGATTTTGTCGTTCTTCTTACGAAGTCTTTTTAGTTTAGCAAAGGTGTTCATAAACTCTGCTGATGATCTAAAATCAGAATTACCTACATGCTCTACTGATTCTTTTTTCACTTTCTTTTCTGGTAATCCTTTATGTTTAGTTGATGCAAACTTCTTTGCATCTTTCATTTTTATGCTGGAAGCAACTCTGGCAACCTCAGATGAGGGAGCTTGCGTCGAATNCCCTTTTTGAAACGCTCTAACCATCCCGAAGAACCTTTGTTGTTTCTTTGAGACTGCGGGCATTTATCCTCCGACAATTTGAACTTGCTCGACAACAACTGCGTTAGAACCAGCGACAAGTTTTGCAACTCGTTGTATGACTGGCACAGTTCCTGCTGTTGCATCTGCTGCACTAAGAGTGTATGCAGATCCTGCTCCTGATGCGTCATAGTCTGTTGTAATAGTAGAACCAGTGACTGCGGTAACTTTCTTTCCAGATGCTGCTGCGGATTCAAAGTCAGATGTAAATCCATCTGTGTCTCCACCATCAATAGTCTGGACAAAATCACCAACACTGAATGTATGGCGACCACCACCTGAGAAACCTTCTGCTGTTACTACCATAGTAGCAGCGTTGGTTGCAGCAGCGATCTTTGCGGTTTTAACTTTACCACAGGAAACTAACAATGCTTCTCCTGCTGCCAAAGTTATAGCGGGACCACCGTCTATCGCTAACGTTGACGCGGATGCTGCATAGCATCTAAGCACACCACTTTTTACCACGATATAGCTTGTGCCACTTCCTGATACTGTTTGGGTGTCAATTACATTTAATACTGACATTGGGTAAAAATTCTCCTACTATGTTATTTATCCTTTTCTTGCTTTAAGAATTTTGCAAGATCAGCAGTGCTACCAACGAACATGGTATTGTTAGTGACTTCTGTTTGTTTTCCTTTGCCTGGATTTTCTATTTCATTGACCTTCTTTTGTAGATCAACTAACTTGTCTGCCACGTCACCAACATGCTTTATGAGTTGTCCTGCAACTTCATATGCTCTTGGTTGATCAGACTCCTGTGCAAGTTCTAAAATACCATCTACTGCTTCTTGTCCTTTATCAATTAGTGTGTACAAGTTGCCTCTGGTATACTCATAATCTTTTTTAAGTTGTTGTTTATCTGATATATCTGCACTAGGTTCCACCTTCTTAATAGAAGTGTCTGTCTGCATAATTTCAGTCTTGACATCGAGGGCATCCTCGATACCAGCAAACTTACTCGTCTGCTCCTGTGGTTGGGTTTCTTGATTTTCCATCAGTAAACTCACTATAAAGTTCGTTGAATCCAAAGTCATCATCAGAGTCTAACAATGCATGATCTGCACTTGTTATGATGAATACATTTGAACTCGCTACATGTGCTGCTATGGTTGAATTATTAAACGCACGAGCAACATATAATTTGTTGTCAACAATTTTTGTGACACGCATTACCTCACTATCTATCTGAATGTCATCTTTCAATGATATTCCAGATGCGTCTGTTACATTTATAATGCCATCATTATCATCTATATCTGCTGATACAGTTGTGACTGCATTGTTATCTCTTTCAACAAGAGATCTAGGTGTAGCAACATAACGTACCTCTCTTGGNGCAGTTCTAACTGNNTCAGTAGAGTAGTCGATAATAGTTTTCTTAATAAGTTCACCAGACTTATCAACTACTGGACCGTACATGTATGTCTTAGCAATAAATTGCAATGTATATATTAACGTTCTTCTGGTATCGTAGTCTCCTTCGTACTCGTCTCCGTAATCAATACTTGTTAGCGTTACAGGATAATCTTTTGTCTCTCCTAATTCTGGTACAAGATTCATTGTAATATTGAAACTTGGTTGGAAGAATGGAAGTATCTGTTCTAGTATTTGTAGAGCATCATCTTGGTTCTTACTTAATATTGCTAACTCAAAATTAATATTGTAAGGAACAGGCATGAATCCTTTGTTCTCTTTACTACCTGTTGAATGTCTAATGTATTGTGTTGGTGATACCTTTCTAGTAGGATCATAATTAATACCTTGTATCTCAAATGATATTCTAGGTAATGTGATCTGTACCTGATCCTGTGTTGTTAAGTCACCTAACTGACGTAAACGTGCTAAGAACTTTGCCTTTGGTCCATAAGCAAGAGGTACTTTCATGACCTCTGTCTTAGAACCAGACACACGTCTGATTTCTATGTTATTAAATAACGTACCGAATCCTACAACGGTCTTTTTTATTATACCGTTGTAATTATATGAACCAAGCATTAGATAGAACCTCCACTATTTCCAAATTCACCGAATGGATTGCCTTGTGTAAAGTCTAGTATACCATCGGCAGTCGTCTCAATAGACGCATTGATATCAAATTCGGAGTTAGTATTATTTATTGTATTATATGATGCAGTTGTGAACGATGCACTAGATGTGCCACCAGTGATCGTTTCTGGGACCGTGAAGGTGCCTGATCTGTTAATCACTATCAAAGTATTGGTTGAACTATCAAATGACTTAACCTCAGCAGTAACATTAGATGTACCACCAGTTACAGTTTCACCAGCAGTGAATGTTCCAGATCCACCAGCAACTAGACCAACTGTGATAGCATTGGCAAAGTTCTGCTCTAATGCATCTACTGCTGCCACACCAGTATCGATATCCTCGTCGCTGTACTCGAACAACTCACAGCGTAAACCCCAAACATAGTTCTTACCAAACTGGTAGAAAGGTTGTTCGTGCTCTACAAACTGTATCTCAAAAGTTTTATTTGCCATAGGCAAATGTATTAGGTCACCTTCGTTAGGTCTACCCTCTACAATTAAAGTTGCATTATCGTCTACTGCTGCTGTAAATCTTGACCTTGATATAACAAAGGTGATTTGGTCTTGTATTCTGACTCCAAACTTAGAGAAAATATCACCGTCGCCCCTAAAACCACCAGCATCTTCAATGTATGCTTCAATTAAGTGTGCTCCTTCAAACTTAGAGAGGGTATCCTCCCCGAAGACGCTATCTTCTTTAACAAGAGTTCTCGGGATATAGTAGACATCTTTGCCGAACATTTTAATCTGCTCTGTGACAAGAGACTCTTGTAAATCTTGCTCTCCTGTTGTACCGTTGGTAAAGTAACTGTTAGTTGCCATATCATCCTATCATGTCTAATGGAGGAGTTTCCCATGTGGTGCGAAGTTGCTCATCAAGGATCTTTAATTCCTCAACAGCATCATTATAAATCATCTCTCCGTTAAGAGTGATACCACCTGGCATTTGAACGCTAGTAAATTTAGTAAGGTTTGATCCCCACTGTTTCTTTATCTTTGCAGTAGCATAGTCCTTTAACCACATCTGATTATATATCTCAGTCCATGTGTCAGGTTGTAATGCTCTCCAACATTTTATAACAATATACTGATCTTCTAGTGCATCTTGTGACCAGTCAAAATCTAAGTAAACTTTATCTTGTACTGCTTGATATCTTACTGGGTGCATACCTTCTAGTATGAAATCAATAGTCTCTAAGTGTTGTTGTATCATATAGTAATGATAGAACTGTGTAGATGTAAAATCATACAAGTCATTCAAACGCATTTGATATCTAATATCAAACATGTTTCTAGTACCTTTGTCTGTAAATTTAAAGATACCTTCAATAGATGTTATATGTTCTGGTACAGGAACAAATGCATTCTGTTCTGACCATTCAGTAGTACCATCTGTTGCTAATGATGTTGAGTTTGCTTTNCCAGCATCAATNTCTGCCTGTGTAAATTTATGTTTTAGATAAACACGTTCAGCACCTTCATAGTGATACTGTTGAAATTTCTGTATAGCATAATCCAAGTTATCATCAACCTGATCATCAGACACGTTGATTTCTAATACTGGTTTACCGAGTCTACGGAGACAGTATTCTTTTAATTCTGCTTTTGAGGTTGGGGATGCCATTTAATTAACTCCTTGCTAGTGCAAGTAATGCATTTTTAAGAGCAGTTACTGTTGTTATTGAGTTGTCATTACCAATCGCAACTAACTGAGTATAGATGTCGTCAATGTCAGTGTCGTTAGCGTCTGCCTTAGTACCTTGTGCAGCAGTAGCATAAGCAGTGGTATTAGTAGCAGCAGCAGTTCCTAATGTGGGTTTGTTGCTTAGATCATCATAATCATTAGATGTCGCAACAGCACCAAGAGAAGGTGCACCAGTTAGGTCTGCATATGCACCAGAGAATAATGTAGGTTTACCAGTTAGATCATTATATGCACCAGAGAATAATGTAGGTTTACCAGATAGGTCATTGTATGCCCCAGAGAATACTGTTGGCAATGTGACACTCATCACACCAGTTGAAGCATTATATGATAAGTCTCCACCAGCACTGATTGCAGAACGTGCACGAGCAGTTGTGTGATAAAGATTAGTTCCTTCTGATAGATCGCTTGTAGATGCAGCAGCAATTCTTGCGTCTGCTCTTGCATTAGTAAAGTATAGATTGCTTCCTTCTGATAGGTCACTTGTAGATGCAGCAGCGATTCTAGCGTCTGCCCTAGCATTAGTGAAGTATAGGTTAGAAGAACCTTCTGATAAATCATCTGTATCAGCAGCAGCGATTCTTGCATCTGCCCTAGCATCAGCACGAGCGTTAGTGAAGTAGAGGTTAGTACCCTCTGCTAAATCTGCTGTATCATGATTAGAAAGAGAAGCAATAGTTGTTGGTATTGTGTATGAGAATACACCAGTAGAAGCGTTATATGATAGATCACCAGTAGCACTCAAATGTCCACGAGTTCTGGCAGCAGTAATGAATAGATTTGTGCTACCCTCAGTTATGTTGTCAGTATTGATATCTGACTGTGTAACTTGAAGACCACCACTACCATCATGCTGAATACCAGTGCCATATGTGAATGAGTTACGAACTCTTGCTTGTGTATGATACTTGTTGCTGGATCCTTCTACAACGTTGTCTGTATCAAACTCTGTAAAGTCAGCAGAGATTGATAGAATATTACCTGAGTCATTGTAAGTTGCAGATATACCTGTACCACCATCAATTAGTGCAGCAACACGATCATCAACTCTTTCGTTAGTGAAGTATAGATTTGTAGATCCCTCAGCAAGAGCATCAGTATCATGGTTTGCAATACTACCAACTTGTGCCTGACCGTAAGTAATAGCACCAGTAATAGTCAAGTTACCTTGAACTTCAAAGTCAGTTGTTGATCGGAAGTTTGTAACAGTAAGTCTGTTAGAAGATGGATTATATCTTAGGTTAGTAGAGTCAGTTCTTATCTCAGTGTTTCCAGATGTTGCAGAAACAAATGTTGGGAAGAAGTCTAAGTTAGTAGATGCTGTCTCAGTTACATCAACTAATGATGCAGTATCTGCATTACCTGTCAACGCACCAGTTACGTTACCAGTGATCTGACCTGTGACTCCAAGTGTGCCACCGATAGTTGCATTGTTTGTAACTCCAAGAGAACCAAGTGTAGATAGACCAGTGATCTCTGCATTACCACTTGTTGAGTGGAATGTAATCTTGTCTTGATTAGAACCGTTTTGTAATTTAAGAGTCTTTGTAGATCCTCTGACAATTACATTGTCTTTGATTGTTGTAGCAGAATCAACAGTAAGTGTACCATCAATCTGTGCATTACCATCTACATTAAGATCAGAATCAAAGTCTACGTTTTGTGTAACTTGTAGAGTATCATCAATAATTGTACGACCACCAACATCAAGTGTTCCTGCCATATCCAAGTTACCAGAGTTGGATAGTACAGTAAACTTACTTGTACCAACGTTGAATGTACCACCGATTGTTGTAGCACCAGTGGTGTCTATTGTGGAGACATCAAGAGTTGTTAGAGTTGTGTTTCCTGTGACATCTAATGTACCAGTGATATCTGTGTTACCTGTTCCACCAGCGACTGAGAATTTAGTTGCAGCGTTTGCACCAACTTTGAATCCTGTATTGACGAATAGATCAGCACCGATAGTTGCACCACCAGTAACCATCAATGCAGCATTTGCAGATAAGTTTGCTGGGTTAGTAGAGTTAACTGCTTTTAAGAAGTTATTAGATGTGACGATACCAGTTACATCTACGGTCTCATCAACAACTAATGTACCACCTATATTTGTATTACCATTGTCAGAGTCAATAGTGAACTGAGTAGTTCCTGCTTGGTTCTCTACTGCAAAGACTAAGTTGTCACCGTTGACTGTTACATTGCTCTGGAATGTAGCATTACCATCTACGTTTAACTGCTGATCAAGGTCAACATTGTTAGTAACGTTAAGAGTATTAGTAATGGTAGTAGCACCATTTACATCTAGGGTTCCCTGTATATCTGTATTTCCGTTGTCAGTATCAACTGTAAGTTTATTAACACCACCAGCAGTCTGAATTGCAACAACTTTGTTGTCTGCCTTGACAGTTAAACCATCTGTAATTGTTGTTAGATTGTCAACGTCAAGTGTACCATTAATTGTGAGGTTGTCATCAACAATAGTCTCACCAGTAGCAGAATCAATAGTTAGGTTACCAGTTGATGTGCTGATTTCTGATGTACCATCAACACCGATCTTGATGTTCTTAGCAGTGATCTGTTCTGATGTAATAGCAGCATTGAAATCAGATGTTGCATTGACAGTCAATGAATCTGTATTAGCATCACCAAGAGTTGTATTTCCGTCTACCTGTAAACTTCCATCTACCTCAGCATTGTCTGTGATGTGTACCTTACCACCTTGTGAGTCGAGGATAAGGTTACCAGTTGTGGTACTAATTTCATTGTTAGCATCGACCCCGATCTTGATCGCGTCTGCGGTGATGTCTGTGGAGGTGATTGCTTGATTAAACTGGACTGTTCCAGTAACTGAGTGACTATCTCCTGATGCGTTACCGATAGTAGTATTACCATCGACAGTAAGAGTGCCATCAACCTTAGTATTACCGTCAACATTTAAGTCTCCATCCACGTCAGCGTGGTCTGTTATGTTTACTGTACCACCAGCAGAATCTAATATTAGATTACCAGATGATGTAGATATTTCGTTAGCAGCATCAGTACCAACTTTAAGGTTTCTGATGTTAAATCTTGCATTACCAGTTACTGCCTGATTGAACTGTACAGTACCAGTAACAGCGTGTGAGTCACCCGCCTGATTACCAATCGTAGCGTTACCATTGACAGTGAATGTACCATTAGCAAATGTGTTACCTGTCTGGGCATCAACTGTAAATGTAGAAGCAACAGCGAAGTCATCTGTTACATCGAGCGTGCCAGTGATATCGACATTTCCACCAAACGATCCATTGTCTCCGACTGTGAGATCATCACCGACGTATAGATCCAATCCGATACCAGCACCGCCCCCAACGATGAGAGTCCCAGTAGCACTATTCGTTGCATTTGTTGTATTAAATAATTTTATGGACCCTGCGTCAATTCCTGACTTGGTACCACTGAACACCTCCGAGTTGTTTGCTGCATCATGTAAGAATACATATCTTAATGCAGAATCATCCCACCCGAAGAATCCTATTTTAGCAGAAGAATTGAAATAACGGAACTCCACACCACGATCTTTTGCATCGTCAGATCCAGGAGCAGTGTCTCCACCCAATGTAATTATGGGGTCATCTAGTGTAACCGTAGTGCTGTTAACAGTTGTTGTAGTTCCATTGACTGTTAGGTTACCTTCTATTAATGCGTTTGTATTTACAGTTAGACTTCCATCAACTGTGACATTATCTGTAAATTGTGAAACAGAATTTACTGTAAGAGTATCGGTGTTTGCATTACCGATAATTACGTTGTCAGTAAATGTTGCTAGATCATTGATTGTGGTATTACCATGAACAGTTAATGTACCTGTGCCTTGTCCACTTCTACCAATGATTGTATTACCATTATCAAAGTCAATAGAGAACTGTGTCTGTGCAGCGTTGTTATTAATGTTTAATACTTCGTTGTCAGACTGTAAGATTAGAGAATCATAAATTGTTGTTTGACCATCAACTGTAAGAGTTGAATTGAAATCTACTGCTTGATCTACATTAAGAGTAGAATCAAAATCTACTGCCTGATTAACTGTAAGGTTATCAGTAAATACAGCGTCAGCATTTACTGTAAGATTATCAGATGCTTGGTTACCTAATGTTGTATTACCATTTACAGATAGGTTTGTCTCGAAGATAGCATTAGATCCTACATCTAATGTACCTCTGATATCTGTATTACCATTTGTAGATAGAACAGAGAACTTATCTTGTGATCCATTTGTGATCTTAAAGTTCTTACCAGTTGTATCAAGAGTGATGTTGTTATGGAATAATGAGTTGCCATCAACATCTAATTCTGCATTTAATGTAACGTTGTTATCAACATCGAGAGTACTGTTGAGTGTAACACCACTGTCTACATCAAGAGTACCATCTGTGTGTATATTACCATTGTCAGTATCTACCTCAAACTTACTGACACCAGCAGCAGTTTGAATATCAAACTTTTTATTGTCTGCTTTTATTATTAAGTTATCTGTTATCTCAGTTTCTAACTGTACATCTAATGTACCTTCGATTACTGTATTACCTGTGCTTGATGCAACTGTAAATTTATCAGTTGTACCAGATCTTACTGCAAAGTTTGCATCAATATCAACTGTGCCATCTATCTCAACGTTACCATTCAAGTGGGTTGTACCACCAACGTTAAGATTTTCAGAAATTCCTGCACCACCAGTTACAACTAATGTACCTGTTGTAGGTGTCTTCCAAGTAGATCCTGTGTTTGTTGTTAGTCTGAGGTTACCAGCGATGATAGGAGCATCAGTACCAGTAAAAACTTCACTTGTGTTAGTCGCGTTGTAGAGGAAGCGATACCCACCAGTGCCAGACCACATGTTAGCGTTCGCATAATCTTCGTCCCACCCATAGAATCCTTTTCTTGCCTGTGTATCGTAATAAGAGAACTCGACACCACGATCCTTATTGTCATCTGATACAGGTGTAGTATCTCCACCTAATACAATGATAGGATCATCAATAGTTACAACAGTTGAGTTAACAGTTGTTGTAGTACCATCTACTTGTAAGTCACCACGAATCTGAACTTTACCAGTTGCAGTATCGTCATCACCTGGGTCTAAGATCATAGTAGCAGCAGTGCTACTTAGAGTATCATCTTGGAATTGGAAACCTTCTACGTTTACTCTATTAGAAACGTTAGTTGCATTGATTGTAATATCATTTTCTGATGTGATATCAATCTTTGCATCACCAGCACCAGAGTTTGTAGCGTTGATTAAGACTGTTCTAGCACTAGAACTGTTTTGAGTTAACTGGAATGTTAAATTACCATCACCAGTCTTATCAAGTTTCTGATCAACAGAACCATCAAGTGTAATGTCAGGATCACTATAATATGATCTGACGTTTATGTCAATCTCTCCTGCTCCACTATCACCAGTGTTATTAGCACCAACTAATAGGTTACCACTGGTATCATTAATTTTAATATAGTTTAAGTAATTGAATCCTCTGTAACCTGTGGTTGCAGTTAATTCTTGATCTAGTTCAAAGTCTTCTTTTGTATTACCGTCTGCAAATGAAACTCTGTTATTTTGTAGTTGTGTATTATCTACCCCTGCCTGTGCAATAGTAACGAAACCACCTTCGTAGTTACCAGCAGCATTCCATGATGTTACATCAAAATCTTCTTGGTTGAATGATGCTAGACCTTTCTGTGGACTTAGAGCAGATCCGAGATATCTCCAAGATCCTGTATCACTGGTGTCGGTGTGTGTAGGTTCGCTGCCACCACTGTTAATAGGAGCGATAGCCTCATAGAGGCGATCATTTGAATTTTTAACCTTTGCATATCGTGCATATGTTGTTCCTGAGTTCCATGCTGCTGATTCTGTACCCTGTGTAGCAGTAGCAATAGGTGCTGTTGCTGCATATGTTAATCTACCATATCTGTCTACTGTAAAGTCAGGTGTATTAACTGTTTGGTGAATACTTGATGTTTCTGATACAGATAACTGAGGTTGATCTAATGATACAGATCCTGTTGGGTTGTATGATCCAACAACAACTGGTGTATCAGCAAGTCCTACCTGTGGGTCACCTGTTGCACCAGAACCATTGGTCATAACGATCTGACCAGATGCACCTGTAATCTGTCTAGTTACAGCAGTTCCATTTCCAGTTCTTGATAATAAACCAAGAGATGTTATAGCAGCAAGTGCAATTAGATCTGGGTCACTTGGTGTCGCGTCAGTGATACCATATCCTGCTAGTGTTGTAGGGTTATTAGCAGTAGTAACACGACCACGAGAGTCAAGTGTAATTTGAGTATAAGTTCCAGTCGCGCTAAGATTGTTTGCGTCATAGTGAGGTAGACCTGGTTGGTAGTTTAGTTCAGCAGTAATGTTAATGTTTGCAGAACCATCAAAACTAGCAGAACCAGTCATGTCACCTGTTAGGGTGAATGATCTAGCGTTAGCAAGTCTAGTCGCAGTAGCAGCGTTACCAACGATTGAAGCAGTAATGGCACCCGCTTCAAAGTTACCGTCAGCGTCACGCTTAACAAGTGTATTTGCAGTATTACTTTCAGTTTCTAGTGGACGTTCATATTTCAGTGAGTTCCATGGTGTAACACCATCACCGATTTTTAGACGCGAGGTATCGAGTTCAATACCAAGTTCGCCCTGTGCAAGAATTGGGTTGACGTTTGCCCATTGCTGTGCACCGTCACGTCGTAGTTGTAGTCTATTTGCCATTGTTTATATCGAATGACACAAGGAGGTCTCCTGTTATTTATACCGCAAATACGATGCTACTCGACTGATGCTGGTGTTCCTGGTGCTTCCTCTGTCTTTGCTTCTGGTGTATGTGGATAAAGATATTCCAAAGTTTCTATCGCACCTAACAGTTTTAGTGCAGTAGTTTCATTGTCTCTAATCTTATTACTTAATGATTTGTTCTCATCAAGTATCTTTTGATAGCGGGTCTTGAACCCTTCAAGTAGTTCATCAGGTGAACTGTTTTCTTTCACATCAACTGTCATTTTCTTTGTTAATAAGTTTCAGTAGTAAATTTTTGATGTCAGAAACATCAGATTTAAGTTCGTTTACTTCACCTTGCAGATCAGTAAATTCCCTCTTCTTCTTTTGCCTTTGATTATACGACTGCATATATTTATCGTACTCGTCAGAGTCCCGATACACAATCGCATTACTTTCGCTATCACGAAACAAACCTTTATTTTCTTCTCCTTCAACAGGGATGAATCTAGGTTTATCCATTATGATGCAAAGGCAATAGCACGAAGATCTTTGATGAGAGGAACTTTTGCTTGGTTCATCGCTTTCATAACAATCTTGATCTGGAATGCTTGGAACTCCTGACCTTCAACTGTGTATTCAAAGTCTTCCCATTCTTCCTCACCGACATTGGTTGAACCGACATCTGGTACAGGTATCTTAACAAATCCAACTTCATTCATTGGTTTGTCAGATCCTGCTTTTTGAATACGGTAATATATGTCGATAGTAGAATCTCCATAACGTTGCATGGAAATCATGAGGCGAATACTTCTTGATATGTTAGCAAGTTTTGCTATCTTAGTCAAGTAAATTGCTTCGTTTTGATCACCACCAGCGAGTAATGAAACATCACCTGTGGTATCTATCTCACTCTGTATTCCCAAGACTTGTGGACCACCTGGCCACTTGTTGATCCTATTTGATGTAGTAATTACAGAGACACGATCAAGGTCAATAACAGGAGTTAGATTGTCCTTCTCAGTCATCATGTTAATTCTCATAGTTAGAGACTTAGAACCTTCTAGTTTATTTGCTTCATTAATATTGGAACATATAATTCTAGGATTATCATAATAGTTCTCTTCATTCAACTGGATCTCATCATATTGACCATTGTTAACGAATGATGCTTGGTCAACAACTTGTCCACCAGTACCGATAGATGTACCAGATGTGGTATTCAAGGTAGGTGCTATATCAGTTTCTTTGAAATTTAGAACCTGTATAGTAGGTGTGATAAGTTCAAATGGTATGTTCTGTGATGCACTGACGTTAGATCCACCAGTTGCTATACCGACACTAGCAACAGATTGTGTTGATAGTGAGTAAGTATCAAGAGTAGGATCTCCGATAGCAGTGTGAACTTTGTTGATTTCTGTTAGTGGTACACCATCAAGATTATAACATCTTACAGTTGTTTCTGATGGCCATGTGAGTGCAGCACCTGTGTTCATAACAGCAGATGTAATACCTCTACCAGATGGTGCAACAGTAATCTCTTTACCGTTATCTGATATTGCTGAGTAAGCAATAATCTCTTTTGCAGAAACAACATGCATGATACTTCTCCATGCTTCGGTTGCATCATCGTCACCACCAGGAGGTGATGGAGGATCAAGAGCAAGGTTATCTGAACTCTCACCAACTAACATCACATATCCTGGGTTAGTTGTACTAATAGGTTTACCGTTAACTACCTTATGGAAACTTCCTGCATCATTTACTGACAATGTAGTAGCAGTAGATGATAAGTTAGATGTTAACGTAGTTGCTGGTATCTCTGAAACAACGTTCTTTAACTCAACGTTATTTGCTCTATTGTGCATACCATGATTAGGTTGGTATACAATAATTTTCTTGTCTCCTGCTCTTACAGTAGGTTGTGATACAGGGTATCCTGTATATGAGTCACCACTATATGATGCAGATGAGATAGTACCACTTACACCACCAGGTTCTGACAGTGTATCGTTACCAACGTCAAATGCTTTGGAAACATAGTTAGCAGTTATAGTAGATGTACCAGTATCATATGCAGTAACAGTTGCAGTAGCACCAGAAGATGATCCAGTGATTACATCACCAACTTCAAACACACCGTTAGATATTGCTGATAAAACAATAGTAGCGGATGACTGTGATGACTTCATTGCGTTGGTAATATTACCAGAGTTATCTACAATACCTTGTACGAATGTACCACTGATATCTGTAACAGTTAGGACTTGTGGATCTGATGTAGAATCAAATTCTTTAACTGTACCCTGTGCATTAGATGGTGACTGTATAACTCTTGCACCCACAGTGAATGCGTAAGTTACACCAGTTGCTAATGTAATGTTTTGTTGTGGTTGTATCGTTGTAATAGGATTGTTTACAAGCGATGCAAGACCATCATTACCAGCACCAAGTGATGCGTTATTGAATACAGCACTACCAGTTACACTTGTATTGAACTTCGCTCTATAAAGATTAAATTTCAAATCTTCATATTGGTCAGCAGTCCATGTAGATGCGTTCTGTGATTTGAATAGAACACCAGCATAAGGTTGTTCAGATATAGTTCTTGTACCTGTGATATCAATATCACCCATACGAGATATCCATACCTTGTATTCGTTAGAGTCAGAGAATAGAACAAAGCAATGTTCTTCTGATTCTGGAATGTACACAGGTGCAGGGAACTCAAACTTAGTTGCAATAGATGCGTTCTCTGATATCTCAACCTGTGATGGAATCAATGTACAGTCAGAGAAAGGTAGAATGTCCTTAGTAGGATAACCATTCTCCATAGGTCTGATCTGCATAGAGATAGGGATCTTTTGATCCTTAGTTGCAAAGTAGATATCAACACCAGTTACAAACATACCACCTTGTGCTTCAAGTAGGAATGATTGTGCTAGTGGATCCCACCAACCAACTTGTCTTGTGTTTGTTCTCACCGACCTTACTGTCCTTCTATCATTGACAGTATCACGAACGATAGATGCGTTTCTAACTGCAAGTACGTTCTCTTGTAACGTATTCAATGTACCTCTTGCAGTATATTCTGCCTCAGCAGCAGAATCAACAGCACCTGGTAACCTACTATCTTGCTCAGAAGATGTTAAACGCATAGTTCTGGAACCAGTTGCCCATCTTGGGTTCGCGTCTCTTCTTGGGTTAGGTATAAAGAATGTTCCTTTTACAATACCCAAGAGATCGGAGATGAGACGACGATCTTTGACAACAGCACGAGCACCAGATGTTTGACCTAGTAGTACTTCTCCCACTGCTATATTTCCGTAAGAGTCTCCTCTTGTTTGTCTTGCAATCTCAGTTGTATCAATATTTAAGACTGCGGTTTGTGATGCATAAGAGTCTGGTAATGAATCATTAGTTGCTGTATAAGGGTTAGTTGTTAGACCATTATTAGGTGCTACAACTTTTAAACGACAACCTGAGTTCAATCCAATAACAGTTTCACCAATAACAAATGGTGTCTCATTTGTCTTAGGATCTTCTGATGAGTTCTTAACTAATTCAATTAGTTTTGGAGTAATGTAATTCATTACATTATCACCATCAAAGAATCCATACATTCTTGTTTTTGGTTTTACACGTTCTACATCAAATGCAACGTTCCTAGATCTGATCCATGGTATAAATGTGCTATCAATAATACTATCACCAAGTGAACGTCTGTCAATTCTAGGTACAACTCTGATACGAGTACCAGATCTTACCTGACGACGAGTTGTAGTAATAGTCTCACCCGCTAGGACTCTTCTAGGTGTACCCCTAGCAAATGTTGTTTCCCTCCATCTTCTTGTCTCTGACCTTCTAGTACCTGTCCAGTTAGTTCTCCATGCATTCCATTGTATAGGAGCAAATCCAGCATTGTTAGTTCTGAATCTACGTCTTGTTGCAGTGAAGTTACCTTCAATAGATGTAACTCTTGTAGGAGCACGTCTTGTATCTGTCCAGTCATCAGATGCTGGAAGTAAGTCAATACGTCCTATGAATGTGAATACGTTAAATGGGTTAACGTTTTCCATTCTAGAAGCATAAGGTTGGATAATGATTGCTTCTTCTTCGTATGGAAGAGTCAATACGTTAGCACCTGTCTTACCAGAACGAAGTGATCTAGTATTATGGTCTGTTATATTACTTGATGCACTACCACTAAATTCAAGAGATATATTAGAGGTGTAGTGTGAAGGACGTAGTATACCATTATTAAAGTCCATAGAACACTTGAAGTCTATATTCTCAACAGCAGAAGTAGAATGATCTGTAAAGTCATCTACCATGAAACCGTTTTTCAATCTATCAAAACCATCAGAGTCAAACGCTCTTGTATTTCTAGCGTCTGCTTCTAGTAATGATAATGATGTATAGTATTCAAGAGACTGTAAACGTCTATCCATGTTACCTATGTCTTCCATAGTGTAACGACGTTGCTGGTTCAGTGTAATTAAGATGTCCTCTTCTACATCATACACATAAGGTTCGTATTGAATTTTGGCAAGTAACATTGCTTTATCAATGTTATCTGCTTCTGGGGGATCTTCATTAGGAACACCCATGGAGAGTTTTAGATCTCCATCATGTGTCATGAAGAGTTTGTCCTGACGTGGTAGATAGTAGTCGTAGTCGGCACGGAAGAATTCTTCTACTTTGGGTATATTAAAAATAGTAGAACCACCAGCACCACCTGTGCTTGTAAAAATACGAGAGTCGAAGTCAAGAGACTTACAATTTGTGAAGTACGGTTGCTCCACAGTACCAGAACCACTAGCAAGTTCACCAACACCAGGACGGAAATCGATTCCATCTGTTAAGTACTTTGAGTTGCGTTCAGATCTGTACTTAGGTATCTCAGAGAATGATATACCAGAGTAAGATTGGTTAGAGAAATAATCGCCAGATGGTTCGTGAATAAAGTAGTCAAATACAACAGCGAGTTTTCTCTTTGGTTCGCTGGTTCCTGCCTTCCTAACAATTTTTGATACACCATACATGAATGGTGTTTGGTTTGAATCTAGGTCAAAATTACCTGAGATGTCTCTGGATCCTCTTTCGATTGCTCCATCACCATCCTCAGTAACACCGACAAGTGCATTCAAGTCAGCATCAAATCCATCAATAGTTTCACCAGTTCCAAAGTAATCAGAACTTAATGGAACTACATACAACCTATTGTTGTTGGAGTTGAATGATACTACCCTTGCCCTTGCACCAGATGTTCTTCCTACAACAACACTACCGTTGTCGAAGAATACGTTTTCTGTTAGTACAACGTAAGGGACTTGTGCATCATTGTCATCAGTAGATTCATATACAGCATGCACTTTATAAACGTCATTCAATGCAAAAGATATTTCTTCATCTTCAATTCTTGTACCATACAAGTTACCAAATGCTAATCCGTAATTCATTACATCATTCTGCTCTCTGGTTCTGATAACCTTCATGGTTCTCATCTTAGCAGCAGTTTTAATTTTCTTAGATACAGTGTTTACAGATACAGCAGCAGTCAGTGTAACACGAGTAATGTTAGCACTACCACCAGAACCATTGTTAATACCAGTAATTTGTAGTGACTGTCTGTTAGCACCAAATGAAACTGAGATAGTAGGTGATTGTTTTGTGGATTCATTCTCAATNTCAAGGTTAGTACCTGGGGACCAACCATATCCTGTGTTGGAGTTAGATCCAGTAACGATAGTTAAGTTATAGTTCTCGTTATCTAATGTAGTAAATTGTTCGTTCTCTGGTAGTGTAAATGTAACGTCACCAGATGATAACTGTTTGTTATAGAAAGTCTTGATAGATGTAAATGATTCATCAGCGATAGACTTGATTGCCTTCTTAGGCATATCAATTACAAGTTCACCGTCTCTTACATTCTTCTGTGTAAAGATAGGACGTAAACGTGTAAACTGAATAGCAGGATATTCTGCATCAGTTATACTACCTTTTGTTAAACTAGAATCTAATACAGCAGTCTGTAATCCAAAATCAAATACAGGAGTTAGACCAGAACTCTTTCTATTAGCAGAAGTAAATGCAATGCTAGTAGAATCTATTCTCTTAACTCTAAGTGATGTCTGACCTTTGTTGGTAGTAGCAACAGGAGATATAACTTCACCAGGTCTGATATCAGCAGAGAATGCAGTATCGAAACCACTGATTGTCTTAGTAGAAGATGCTTGGTCAACTGTAACTGTCTTACCAATCAATGATATTGATTCATTCAATGCTAATGATGCAGTAAATGTCACAGTAGCAGAAGTTGATGGGTCTTCATATCCAACTACCTGACGTACATCAGATTGTTCATAGTTGAATACAGCAGAACATGTATCTAATACACGACCATCTCTTTCTAGAACTTCTCCTATTTGGAACTCACCAGATACCTGATGAACAACAGCAGAGTCACCAGATGCTTCATATACATATCCTCTTGCACCAGATGAACGTCCTATAATTACCTCTCCATCATTTATAGTCTGTGAACTTGCAAAGTTAATTGCAGTAAACATCTGTATATCAAATAAGAACAAGTTATATCTTGTTCCATCAGTTTCTAGTTGTAAGACTCTTGCCTTACCAATNTTATTTCCTTGTGCAGCATTAGAAGGACCAGTTCCTAACCAGTTGTCTCTAAGATCAACAACCTGATANCAGTTAGTAACACCTTCTCCTGCAATACTTGGCCACCCCCAAATGTCATATACNTCNACTGACTGTGATAAGTCAATAGGAATGATTTGGTTCTGACGTCCTATAAATGTCCTTGGTTTAGGAGCATCAACATATGTAGATGCAAGTAATTGAGTTCTATAACCTTTTACATATGCTTTACCAGGTCCTACTTCTAGTGCAGCAAAGTTCTCACTAGCAACCTGATCATCAGGTGATGAAGTTCCTGGAAGATACACACCATTGTTAAACTGATCGTTTAAGTGTTCTCTTGCACGAACCTCGAATGAGTTAACAACATAGTCACCATGTGTTTCAAATGTACGACGAGCAATAGATTTCTCAATCTCGTTGTATGATGTTGTGTCAACAAAGTTTTCAACAGTAGAATTTCTGATACGAAGAAGTTCAATGAAGTTCTTATCTGTATCATCATTAATAGGTTTCTTAACTAACTGTGTTTTAATTCTAAATCTATGTGCACCAGGGGCAGAATAGTTAGACGAACCAATAGCATTATCTGTTAATGATGGATCATCTTCTGGCGTGATGATAGATTCTGAGATATCAAAACCAACTCTGTATGATGGGTTATTATCATACTGTTCTAATATAATGTATTCAGTAGGAACATCTACAAAGTGTCCTCTTATAAAATATACGCCCTCACTTATATAAGCAGCAGATCCAATGTCAGTAGAATTTACTGGAAGTAACTGTGCAAATGGTGATCCAACTTCGATCAAACTGTTACCAAAAGTTATCTCATTTTCACATATCAACTGTTCGTTATTACCAAACTTCTTTGTAGTAGCGTCAGATGTTGTGTCTCCTGACTCAACATACTTAATATAGAATGTGATATATCCTCTTGTACTTGTTGTTGCTGGAATAGAGAAAAGAACCTTTGCCTTGATGCCAGTGGTAAGACCCTCTACAATTTTTCCATTTAACTGTGTACGATATGTCTCTACGTCTACTCCTAAGAATGACTGCTGGATTATTAAACAATCTACGTTAAGGTCATATCCAACTTGACCTGGGATAACCATTGCACCTTCCTTGAAGAGGTGTGATCCCATTGCTTCCACTTGGTTCTGCAAAATAGATTGCATAGTGGTAAGTTCTCTCGCTTGGATTGGGAATCCTGGTCGAAAGAGAACTCTGTAAAAGTTTTTGTCCTTATCAAAGTCATCAAAATAAGGAGCTATATTCAGATTGGTATTCTGTGGCATCTTAGAACTCGATTACGATTTTAATATCTTCAATTTGGTCACCAGCACGAGAGATTGCTCCTCTGTTATCTATGTAGATAATCTCTCCTGAGTTAGGATCGATCTCTGGTTTCGCATAACCATTAGTAAAGGACATACCTAAGTCATATTCAGTGTTGTTGATGACTCGGGTCGAGATACCAGATACAACTGGGAAGTTGATATCAGGATCAGCGGATGTACCAGAAGTAGCACCTGTGACAGGGTTACCTCCTTCAAATTCTGTTAGGTTACCAGTAATTTCTGGGAACACACCATCAATTCTGTTTTGATAATACTTCAAAACTTTTGTTGTGGTATTCCATGATATAACACGACCTCTTGCAGTTACCTGTTGTCCACCTACGGTTCTTGACTGTGTAATAATCTCATCAGTTGAGAACGTACCTGTGAAGGTAGGTGAGAAGATAACAGCACGAGTAGCAGACAACGTAATAGCAGATGTCAGTTCTGTCGTACCATACTGGTTTGGGTTTATAACAAGACCGATACGACGATAGTCGTTATCAGTTGGGAAGTCACCTGATCCTTCATCATAAGTGAACTTCGTGTTGATCATAACTCTGTAACCACCAAGTTCTTTGGTAGGATCAGAACCATGACCTAATTCTGGGGGAATGATAACGTCAATAGCAGCACCAGTACCTGTACCAGCACCAATACCATTAACCTCATCAATGATGATTTTACCGAAGGTGTAACCAGAACCACCAGATGTCACAGTAGCGGATACAACCTTACCACCGTCAACAACAAGTGAAACTCTACCACCAACTCCATCACCTTTTATTGGTACGTTTTCATATGTACCATTGTTGTAACCTGTACCAGATGCTTGGATAACAACAGTATCAATCTCTCCTCCAACAGCATCACCTGTAACAGCAACGTCTGCAAGCACAGGCATGTAGTCATTCGAGAAGAATTTTAAGACCTGACCAACAGGGATCGTATACAGATACTTCCAACGATAACCATCGGAAGTCGTAATAATAGATGTAGAGGTGCCAGTTGGCTCAACAGTAGAAGGTTTACCGTTAGGATCACTAGGACTTGTACCATTGTAAATGCACTTATAGACCTGATACTGCGAGTTAACAACGTAAAAATCTGCGTCATATAACTTAGTCGCACCACTGGATGCGGTCTTAGTGGAACTATAATCATGACGATACATGTCATAAACATAACCAAGTCCACCAGTAGTCTGCTCTGGGGGAGTCCAGTCAATTCGTCTTACCACTTGAATCGTGTCATTTGCTAGTACACGTTTCAGTGAAATCATGTCTGAGAATGTATCACTAAACTCTTGGAAAGAATCAACGGGAGTCGGAGGTGCGTTTTCATTATCCCACTCTTGTGGACGTCCTATGAAAACATACAAACGATCTCTGTTGGATCCTGCTTGCAAGTCAGATTGAGTCGCATCAGCACCCTCCAAAGATTTTATGAATCTTTTAGCAGTGAAAATTCTAAATTGGTCGGTTAGGAGTGCCATTGTTTAGTTTACCTTCCTTTTATTTATAGTGGTTACTCTTGCTCTTTTCTGACAAGGTTAGTATATTCTTGTGATACAAACACACCGTTGGCACCCGAACTGCCTCCGTTTAGTGTATCAGAAGTTGTAAATTTGTAATTTGATACGTTGTTGGTTATGGTTTGTACCTTTAAAAATACATATCCAAACTCATCAACAGCAGATTGTGCCTCTGCTACGATAGCAGTAACACCAGTTGTTGAACCAGTTACTGTCTCACCAACAGTGAATGTATTTTGAACATTTCTCAACTTAATAGTTGATAGAGAAGTATGCTCAATACCATCATCTAATGCTCCTGCTTGCTGCACAGATGCAGTTAGTGGAACTAAACTTGAATCATATAATTGGTCTGCTTGCTGGAACAGTGTAGTGTTCTGTCCACCAACAGTTTCCTCAATACCATATAGTGATGATGCTATACCACCATCAAGACTGATTTCATTCTCATAATCTGTACCAGTATTTACTAGGTCAGGTATTCCATCACCAGCACCTTGTAATTCATCATCATCTTCAAATCTCTTTCCTTCTAATACACCAAGAGGACTCTCGAATGTAACAATAGAAGATGTCTCATCATCAATAAGGACGTGTGGTGCCTCTCCTGTCTCAGTAGATGATGCAGTACCACCAATAAATTGAATAACAGCAGTTCTTTCATTAGATCTACCACCATCAATAAATGCTAGTTCATCAACTTGGAAGATTAAGAATAGTTCTCTTGTCTCTGGACGCCAGTCATATACGATAGCAACCTTATTAGTTTTATCTTCCTGTACTCTTCTGACTCTATCAGATACAGTAAACTGATAACCAGATATACCAGTTGTAGGATCATCAGCGAGACCGTCCAGCAACACACGCTGGTCATATCGGAAGTTAATACCTCTATCACAACCAGTAAATGATATAGGAGTTTTACCTGTATATCTGACAATCTCTCTACCTATTTGGAACTTACCAGATCCAGGGAAAGCATCAGTTGTCTCAACATATATTGTGCTATCAGTCGCAGTTGCATTACGAATCAATGCAGTTATCTCAAAGAATGCAGATACTAATGATGTTCTATTTCTCTGAGTTCTAATTAAGTTTGTATCTCTTGTAAAGATTACACTAGGAGGAGAAGTATATCCACCACCAGGGTTCAATATATTAATTGCAGTAATTTTACCAAGATTTATTTCTGCCTCTGCCTGAGCACCAGATCCACCACCACCAATAAGTTGGATAAGAGGAGGAGTCTCAAAGAACTCACCAGGGTTTGATACTGTTATACTCTCAACTGTACCGAATTGATTTACTTCACAAACACCAGTAGCATTTTGTCCACCACCACCAGATATAACCAGAGTAATATCTTCCGCTGTGTATGATCTACCATTGTTCTCAACAGATAAACCTGTTACCTGTCCAACAGTAGGTACAAGTTCAGCACCAGATCCACCACCACCTTCTAGTCTTGCACTAGCACTAAAATAACCATCACCAGGTCTAGTAACTTGGATATAGTTTATAGAACCAGCAGGAGCAATTATGTTACCCTGTTGATCTACAATATCACTTTCATTCAATATAATATTTGCATCTGCCTGTACGATATTACTTTCGTCAGATTCAATAAGAAGACGTAGTGGGTTATATCCCTCACCAGGGTCTATAACATCTACTGATAATATTTCACCATTATCAGCAATATTCGCTGCTAGTACAGCATCACGAATAGGGGTACCACAATTACCAATAGTTAATTTAGGAGGATCCGCAGCACTATAACCTGACCCAGGTGCAGTCACAATAACATCCTTCACACCGTATACACTATTGAATACAGGTTGAATTGATGCTCCGCTTCCAGGTACAGTTCTTGTCATTATACTACTACTATGTCTCCTTTCATATTACCGTGTATAGTGCACTGATAAACATACGTTGTACCAGCAGCAAGTGTTTGTGGGACTGTCCAGAACTGAACACCATTCACTGAACCACTGACATTAGAAACAGATGAACCACCATCAGATACCCTGATTGCTAGTGGGTGTCCACTTCCAGTT